GGCATGGAGCCGGAGACGGTGGTTGTAACGAATGGCGTAGATAAGGTTCGTAAGTGGGAGCCAAAAGCTCAGCCTGAGCCGAGGACTCCTCAAGAAGATCAGTATCAGGTAATTGTTGAGCACGGAAAGCTTGTCGAGGTTAAGGGCCTTGACCGCGAAGCGTGGATGGAAATTGATGGGAAGAAAGTGCAGCTTAAAGACGCGATCGGGAGGCCGTTTCAAAGTGGAAAGATTCTATAATACGCACGGGATTGAACTATGTTCGGACAAGATCGGGAAAGTGATACTGGAGATCCACTTGATAGAGGATCTTCCGTCGTTACCTATCGCCTCCATCTGCAATACTGGGAAGAAAGAATCGTGGCGGGACTCTCAGGAGATGAGCGTCTACAGGCTGCTGTTGAGCGAGAAGGCGATTTTGGAGAGTGGTTTATCTGCCGCCGTATTCATGGAACAGTTGAAGGCTCTATTCTTTCAGAAGGGCAGCTGGGTAAGGTATTGGTGCGAACAGGCTGTCTCGGCCTTGGAAAAAGAAGCCTGGCAAGCGCAGCTGGCATCTCCCCTGTCAAGGCTCAGCAGCTACTTAATCAATACTATGCGGTATTCGTTGATAATCAAAGATGGCTCAAGGAAAACGGCCCAAAGAACGCTCAAAGGATAGTGGCTGAGTTAATCGATGGGTATGTGCAGGATTCGCTGAGAAGGTGTCTTGCGCGGATTCCTTGGGACTGGAAGCATGCGGGCGAACTTGTCTTTGAGCTGCCTTCCTATATATACGACGTGCAGGCGGTGAAGTTCTTTCATCATTTCTTTGAGAGAGAAGTTGAGATTGAAGGCAGCGCGGTAAGGCTTCCGATAAGGATTGAGTAAGTGGCGCTTCGCGCCGTTCCGCCCTACGGCCCCTTCGGGGCCTCCGGCCGGGATAAAACCAAAGGCCCAAAGTAACGTCTCTTGACTACCAGGATGCGGAAATGTATAGTACGCAGCTAGCAGCAAGGGGTGATGCCCGAGCTGACCAAGTAACGTCGAAAGACTATACAGGATGAAGCCGCTGGAGTAATCTGGCGGCTTTTTCTTTTTCGCCCGCCCCCCATCCTGGCAGTCTTTACGATGAACTTGGGGGGTTGGTTTTATCCACCCTGAGCCGCCGGTTTTTGGCGGCGATGGAGTGCAGGTTTTCCCCGCCGAAGGCGGGAGGGACAATGAAGAGAATTATTCTGGCAATTCTAATGACGATCGTTGCGCTTGGGACTTATCTATTCTCAGGCTTTGCGCCGTAGCTTATTGATCGCTTCCCCATTGTGTGATCTTGGGGGCGAGATACCTTAGCTTGTCGGCGACCTTTTCAAGAAGATCGACGTCGGCGACGCAATGCTCGACAATGTAATCGAGCGCTCTACTATTTCCATCGAGCGCCGCCTCGTTCCAATACTTCGGGCTCACCCTTGTTTTTCCGATGAATCCAAAGTGCTCGCCCACCGATTCCAAGCTGTTAAACTTAAACCTCATAAATCTTCGCGCAAGCCTGACCGGATCTACGTTCTTCGGCTGAGGCATCTCGACTCCTACCTTACCGAGCCTAGACCGCAAAAAGTTAATATCAAACGCCAGGCCGTTGTGCGCGATGCAGATCGAATACTTACTTAGCTCCGTATAAATATCAACGGCAATCTGAGAGTCATCTGAGCGCTTTCGCTCCCAGGTATCATACTGATCGCCGCGAAAAATCACAGGTTCCCCGCCCCACGGCTTAATAACGCCGCAAAGAATCACGCCCATGAAATTGCCATAGAGATTAGTGGTTTCAAGATCAAAGCAGCAGGCCCAGGGATTGGGCTGTTTTTTCTGCTCTCTTATATAAGGAAGGAGGTGTTTTAGTTTGGAGAGGAATCCTTTTTTATTGGCACGTCTTAACTCGTCCATCTGATCCTTGATGCTAATATTTTTCATAGTCTCCTTATCGAGAAATAGTATTAGCTTTAAAAGGTTCGAGTAACTGCTCCTCCTTTAAATCGATCCATCCGAGCTTAGTAATTTCTCTGAATTTATCGACGGCATTAAGGCCGATGTCTGTCCTATACATGATCCCCTCAGTGCTGAGGTTTGAAAGAGTCCGGTAGGCCCGCCTCTTGGCCTCACGGATGTATCCGCCCCTTCCTGTGACCGTCATGAGATCGCCGTTCTTGAAGTTTCTCACCCATAAATGCTTTGAGTTATTGCTGTCGATCCCTCTGATTTCAGCCTCTTCTTCGCGCTCAAGATTGTAGGGAAACGGCGGCACGCCGCAGTTGATCTGACAGCTCCACGGTGACTTAATCTTAAGTCTCATCGGCTCGTTCATGCTGCACTGATAAAAGAACTCAGACGGGCTCATATTGATGTTCTCAAGCAGCGCATAGATCGTGTTCCACCGGAAGTAGAAATAAACGCCGGCGCACCAGGCGTCTTCGCCGAGACGAAGCTGAAAGTCAATCTTGCCGCTGAAGCCTGATTTAATCAGGGCGTTAACCATGGCCGACATCTTTTGGTCGATCGCCGAGATATCGCCGAAGTATCCGATTGATCCCATGTAGGCAGGAGGCCCGACGTCATCATTCATGAGATAGACGTACTCGTAAAAGACGGAGGACATGACCTTGTTCTTTCCGTTCAAGACCACGGAATAAGTCAGGGGGATAGTGTCCTTTGGGATTGCCTCAGTCTTGATCCCGTTAATATTTAGAATCTTACTGATATACGCAGGATTCTTTGTTGCGCTCTTTGAGAAGAGAGAGGTTCCGTAGACGGGAATCCCCATCTTCTCAAACTCTGTCTTTGCCGCCGTCGAGGCCTCAAAGTCAGAGTCCATGATGATGAGCTCCGGACGCTCTTTAATGACGCGGCTTAAGACCTCGGGATTATAGAGCGGCCCTGTGAAGAGCGAGCTCTCAAGGATAACGCGGTCTCCTAGCTCCTGAATTCTTTTCGCTAATGCCGCTGAATCGTTTGATTCGGTAATAAAGATAATAGTTCTCATAGCCTTGGTCTTAACCTAGCTTTCATTTTGGCCTTAAACTTATTTAAGGTGTTGTTTGATTGCTTTGTTTCATAAGTCATCGTTCCGACGCCAAAGAAGGCCGGGATTCCCATGGGAAGGCCTTCAAGGCCACGGTCTTTGTAGAGGTCGTAGAGGTCTTGGAAGACGAGCGGGACGTAGCGCTTCACAATATCTTTGGGAAGAGTCTTTACGTTGACTTCTTCACCAATGGCGTCCGTTCCTCGCATAATAGATACAGCAAGTGACAGTAACGGCGCGGTCTTATATTCAGCGAATCTTGCAAGCACGTCTAGGCGCGTAAGCGGTTTAAACTCTTTGGGATCTCCGAGCGTGTGAACGCGGCCTGAGGATGATTTTACTTTTCCGCCAATAAGCTGTGAGTAGAGGCGGATAAGCTGGAGGAATCCGCCGCCCATGTCGTAGCGTGTATTGCCGATCTTTATCTTTCCGAAGTCTGTGGCGGTTGGATCGGTCTCAACTTTAGCGCCTCCAAGCTTTGCCATATACATAATGGTTGAGAGCGTGCCGACGGTTCCGGCAAGCGTCTTGAGTGCTTCCTTACGCACGAATGGATCTTGCTTCATGTAGTAGACGGGATTTAGGAGATTGATACGGCTCATGAGAAGGCGCGGTGAGAAGAGGGTTGCGTTTAGGACGGGAAGCGCTCGCTCCATTCCCTTGATGTTACCGCGACCTGTCGCGCTATTAATGAAGTCTCCGAGGGATTGTAGGAATGGAGAGTTATCATCGACTTGAATACCTTCTTTCTGAGCTTTTGCTATGAGGTCATCGAATACATCGGAGCGTAGTTTATTAAGAAAACCAACGGCGGCCCTGTTTGATGCTCTAACAATCTTTCCGATTCCAGGAATTGCTTCAGCGAGATTAGCCTGCATAAATTGTTCTTCTTGTTTTGTGAGTACACCGTCCATCTCGGTCAGGGCGAGTTTGGCTTGCTTCATGAGTTGAAATGTCGGGCGCTGTGCGAGGCTTGCCTGGAACTGATTGAGAGCCTTCTCGCTTGCAAAATAGCGGAACATTTCCTTGAAGGCTGGTACGAATTGCTTGGGCTTCGAGACAAGGAAGATTCCCTGTCTTAGCGGCATCGACATATCAAAGGATGCCATAAGACCGCGAGAAAGGTTTCCGGTCTTAATTAGGTATTTCCAGAGCCGATCCTGTAACGGGAGCTTTCCGTCAAGTACGGACTCCAGCTTATTGCCGAATACCTTCTTGAGGAGTACGAGCTCGCTTTCCTGCGGAACCTTTCCCTGCATCATTTTTAGGATCGCGTTACGGCCGGTTACAGTCTCTATATATTCGAGCTTCGGACTGTTCTTGATCATCTCAAGAAGCGCATCGGTCTCATCCTGCGAGAACTTTCCGGTAATCGGCTCATACTCAGCCTTCGGGAGTTCACCCTTGAGCATGGACTTTTCATTCTCAAAGCCGGCTTGGCCGCGTGTTTGTTTCGATACTCCCTCGGCCTTGCCGAATCGTTCTGTGCGCTCCTTCGTATACAGCGCTTCCTGCTCACGGCGTACAGGCTTTGCGGCCTTGAGCTCAGCGAGCATTTTAGAGGTTAGGTCTTGAGGTGATGGAGCTGCTGGAACTGGAGTGTCTGGATTAAATGGGTCGAATGATGCAATCTGGTTAGGATGTGCTTTTCCAGAGTAAGATCCTTTAGGGTCAAGAACAATCAGTGCCTGATGCGGGGTGTTTCCTGTTCTCTTTCCACCTGTGTGAGTCAGGGCATCATAGCCAATTTGCTTAAGCTTGATTGCCAAGTTCTGAAACATTTCCACATACTCAGAAGTTGGAATTTGTTCCGCATGAGAATATTCGCTCACATATTTTCTCATGGCAGTTATAATTTCTTCTGTTGTCGCATCAGGTTTTGATTTAATGAAATTCAATAAGTCATCAGCTATAGCGGGCTCATAATTCGAAACTTCCATAATTGCTTTTCTAACTGGTTCAGGAGCGCGTTCTTCAAGATTAAGTACATTCTGAATGTTTAGCTTTGATTTATATATGCTAGGAGTTCCTGTGCGTTTCGATCTTGCCTTTGCATAACCTGACGCAATTTGTGGATTGTCTGTTAAGTAAATACCTTGCCCGAATAGAGACTCATGGTTTCCGTACAAAGGGTCTAAGTCATCAGCTTTAAGTCCAGATTTTCCTGTTCCGTGATACCAGTCTTTAGAACTTATCTCTTCTGGAAGAGTTGACAGTTTAAATGGTTTAGGTTGTGCTTGAGCTGGTGCTACGACTTGACTCTTAACACTCTCCGGCAAATGCTTCTTCACACTCTTTAGATACTTCGCCATACGGATATAACGATCCTGCGCAGCCGGAGAAAGCTTACCCTTGATCGAATCCTTAATCTTACTCATAGGAAGCTGAAGGATCTTGCCGACGGTAGTTTTGCCGACCGGAATATTCCCCGCCTTCGCAGCTGTGGCTGCTACAGCCGGATTCTTTGCTATCGCACCCGCTACCGCCGGAACCGCAAAGTTAACAGGCGCCGTAACCATCCCTGCCACATCGGCGGCCACGCCCTTCGCAAATGTCTTCCGCGCAACCGGATCGGTAAACGGCCGGCTTAGATCCTCAGGCCTCAAGGAAAGCGCCTGGCTTAATAGGTTCCCATCAGGCTCGGGAAGATTCATTTGCCGCTTCATCTCAGGCCCGACGCCGCTCATAAACGCCTCAGCGTACTTTTCAGGCTGCGTAAGATTGGCTCCTAACGGCGTCGCCTTAACCGCCCCGGCAAGCACATCGACGAATTGATTCTTCGGTTCCACGTCCTCGGGTAGACGGGATCGAAGTCCTGCCTGCTCTGCCTTTGCATCCAGCTGAAAGAACTCGTTCCTTGCTGATTCAATCTCAAGAGGATCTCCGATCTTCGGAGCTACGTTTGAATTAAAATACTCAATCTTTGCCTGGATCTTCTCAGGCTCCGGCAGGCGCTTATAAGCTTCTAACTGCTCAACTTCTTTCCATGGCTTTGCCATTTAGTTTAGCTCCAGAGGCTTTGATAAGATTTCTTCTCAGATGAGGTTGATTGCGGCGTCGGCGTTGCGGCCGTGGCCGGCTTACCGCTAAAGGTATTTGCAATCGCCCCGGTAAATGAGTTTTGCGGCGGCTGCGGCATTTGCGGCGCTGCTTGTGGCGGCAGAGCGCCCTGGCCGCCCGATAAAATCCTCAGGTGCTTTTGCTGCTTAGCGATGATATTTTCTTCTGACCATGCGTTCTTAGTGCCTTGATCAGCCTCGCTCATTACCTCTAGCATTGCCCTGTCGTTTGCTTGTCTCAACAGTTCATCGTTTCCAAGCCGAAACATTTCCGCAAGCTTCTCTTCTTCGGGCGCTAGCGCCTGGCCTGCTTTTACCTTTTCAAACAACTCAGCCTTCATGGAATCGAGCTTCTCATCCCTGATCTTTTTTGTTGTCTCAAAGACCTTCTCGTTTGAGACGCCGATAAACTGACCACCGTCATCAAACGCCCATGGCACATCTTTCTTGATCTCTTTGAGAATCTGCTGCCCGTTATTAGTGAGTAAGAACTGGGCGCGCTTCGCTTCGTCCATTGTCGTTAACTGCGTAGCGATATGCTCGGCGCGTTCGAGGCGTTCCTTTTTTTCCTTCGACTCCAACTGATCTCTTTGAAGCTTGTAGTAGGCCTCCTTCGACTTAACATCCCGCAGTTGAGCGCCGGCCTGAGCGCCTTGCGCCAAGGCGTCACTTAGTCCGCTTAACGCCGAAGGCCTCGGCTGACCGTAATTTCCAAGGTTATAAACTGGCATATTGATCTCCCTTCTTTGCGAAGAAATTAAATAGAGGTCTGACGAATACCTTCAGCCAAGTATGCTTCCTGATGAACGAAGCAATGCCGGCTCCGTGAGTGAGGTAAAACTCCTTGAACCATTTTGGGGCGTGGTAGTTAATGTAGTAGCGCGCCCGCATCGTTCTTATGTCTTCCCATCCGTCAAAGACCTCGGCAGCTACCCAGCATCCTGTGGCGGCGACGGCTGTCCCGGCGGCTGCTGCTGCCTTCAAAAGATCTCCGAACCATCCTTGGGTTCCCGGATTTAGAGCGCTTAGAACATTGTAACCGGAATCGGAATTAAGAAACTGGATTGCGGTGGACAGCGCAGGGTTTGTTTCTGAAAGCGAGTTGTACCAGTTTGTATAACGTCTTGCGAACTCAGTCTGACCGACATCAATCTGCTGCTTGGCGAAGCTTGGGATAAAATCGGCTCCCATCCGAGCGAGATTCTCACTGAATTGATTAATCCCCGCCTCTTCCGCAGCAAACCTCCCAGAGCCTCGGAGATTTCCGGCAAATCCCTCGCGTATAACCGGCAAAAGATTCTCTTTGTATCTCTTTATTTCTGGCGCTGCTATGTTCTTGTCAAAATACTCCCCAGGATTCATAGCCATGAATTCGTTATAGCGGTTTGTGTAATTGGGATCTGTCTCATACTCCCCAATTCCCTTTCCGATCTGCCCAGCCAGAAAGTTTGACAGCGGACTCGACACCTTCGTCTTGTAAGGGTCCGTAACAATCTTGACATCCATGCCCGGCTCTTTCCCGAAAGCACTTTTCTCAGCCTTCTTTACAAAATCAAATAACCCCATTTAATCTCACCTAGCCTTTCTTAGATATCTATGTAGTTCTTGTAATGATTGATACCGTAAATTAAACGGTTCGCCATAAATTTTATTTGCCATGTGTTAAAATTATTGACATACTGTCGCTCGCTTTTAAGGAGGCGAATATGAAGATAATTTTAACGATCATTGTTGCATTAACCTTTGCAGTGCCGGCTTATGCATCTTTATTTGACTTTGAAACAAACAATGACACCGTTTACCATTGCACACGTGATGGTTACGGTGGAGAAAGATGCTCGGATTACTATAAATTTTAGTCATCCCTTCGGCACAAAAAATATCGACCCCTGAATTCCGGTTCCAGTAATAACCTGAACCACCAATCCTTTTCTCGCCTGAACCGGATGAAACCTGATGTCTCTGGTTGAGACCGTCGCTCCAAACAAAACGATATCAATTAAGTTTCCGGTCGTTGTCCCGGTGCTATCAAATATCTTTAGATGCCCGCCGGCCGAGCTGCACTGAACCACAAACCCGTGATAAGCGCACGCCGTAGTCGAGACAACGATTGATCCGTTAGTTACTGCGGCCGATGCGAGACCGTAGGCGACATCGAAGTATCTTGGATCATTATTCGCACTCATCGTCTTGTACTCCTCGGGTGATAGTAGAGGGCAAAGTAGCGCATAAAAAACCCGCTAGAAGCCGACGTGTTTCTGAACCGGAACCTAATCTTTCTTGCGGTAACATCGAAGTCCTGTTGGTAAATAGCATACGCACTATTAAGCGCCTGTACATTTGTGGCATTTCCTTGTGTTGGATTCCACGTCGAGCCCCCATCCACTGAGAACTCGGTTGTTACAGAATCCCCCTTCGCCTCATAGATCAACTGAGTAACCCGAAAGAAATCAAGCAGAGAACCTTCGTTTGTGTTGCTGCTCGTTCTTAAGAGATTAGTCGTAACCGGAGGCGTGAAGTCAGGCGTCTGGAACTCATTGGTAATCGCCGCGCCGTCATTGTTGTAGGTTGACTGGCTTATCTGAAATACTTTCCCGGAGGTATTCCCAAGAAGAAGTGTTGGGAAGTTGGCCTTGGTAAGCGCGTCTCCGATCCTATAGTTCTGCTCCCCGATAGTTCCGATTAGATCGCCGATCGTAAGCGCGGCCTGAGTCGTGAAGAATCCGAATCCAGAGGCCGTTCGAGTCTTCCTATATATAGGATGCTCGCTATCGATGGAGTTGATGGCCCAAATATCATCCGGGACGGTGTCTGCGGTAGGGATCCAAAATTGGAGTTCGGACGTGCTCTTATCAAAGACAATGAATGATCGGTTGATGTAGGTTGTATCAATGGAGTCGTAGAAGGACTTATTAAACTTCTCATCCTCCTGGACGATTTCTTTGGTGCCAGAATATGTGTACACATATCTGTTTCCAATAATTGCGTGTTTGCCGCGCACGTTATAGACGCAGTCTTTTCCCGCCGACCCATCCCCTTGATAAACGGTCGTGAAGCGAAAGGGCGTCTGACCTCCCACCCATCTCATCTCAACGATTGAGTTCTCCTTATAGATAATTGCAGTGTCATCATCCATCGGGAGCGCTGAGATGATCCAGTCGCTATCATCGACAAGATCCTGATAGCCGGCTGTCCCGCCCACATAATCCTCAAGCTCTCCGATATTTCCCCAAGATACGCGCTGCGGCGCATCGGCCCCGTTCTCCGTATTATTCATAAACACTACGTGATCTCTCATAACCAGAACGATCTCGGAGGTTGCAATGTCTCCGGCTGAAAGAGTCGTGCTAAGCAGCTGAAACCCGGTTGATGCCGTGCCGTCATATTTCTGAGGGTGATCGACGCCGTTTGTAACAATGGCCTGCTGATCAAACATCGCAGCGCTGAACCGGTTGTCCTCATCTCCGGTAAAGCGAATCACAGCCCTGATGTCATCGATATAGAGGTCGTGCGCTCCCTTGTCCACGACGCCAACAATCGCTACGCTCAGGACCGCGTTAAGCCCTGAAAAGTCCCCGTCCACGCAGCACGGCGTCCAGGTGTTTGCCGCAATCGTCGGTAGATCAAACTCAACATTCGTCGCTCCAGTTCCGCCGTCGTTGGCTTCACTTAAACGAATCTTGTAGTCGCCTGAGTTGAGAGCAATCGATGAGTAAATCCAGAAATGAAGCGCTGTATTTCCCGTAAGATCAGTTGATGAAAAATTCTCATAGGCTGCAACGCCTGTCGTAAAGCCGGCGGCAAACGCAAGCTTAACGGAGTTGGTACCGCGAAGCTTTATGGCCGAGTCTGCCGTAGAAGTTACGTTGGCATTCGCGGTCCAGGCATCCTCGCAGTCCTCGACGATCTCGCCCCGCGTTACGTTGTCCCAGGTGCTCGTTGAGGTGTTGTAGTGATAGGCGTTCGTGGTTGTGAGCGCGAGGGTAAAAGTGTTACCGTCCAGCTTCTTGAACTGCTTAAGCAATAGAACGCTTCCGTGGAGATAATTGGTCTTTGTTGCGCCGGCAGTCGGAAACTGGACGTAGCCGTAATCTGACCTCACCTCTCCCCGGCCGATCACAACACCTTTCGCATAATCCGTTGCGCGAGGACCAATGCCCTCAGGCGCAGGCAGATAATACGGAGGATTTGATGTATCGATACCCTGAGTTGGATTGTGAACGTGGATATATGGCACTAAATTAACTCCTCAATAATGATTCCGCCATTTCCGGCAGTTCCGTTAGCCAAGCTTCCAGTCATGGCGTTTGCAAAGTTAAAAGCGCATGCGTTTGAGGTATCCAAACCAGCTCTTACATAAAATGTGACTGACGTAGTTCCTGGGGAAGCGATGATGTATTCAATATTTAATGGAGGGTTTCCGTACTGGCTGTAATTTTGGTCATAGGGACATCCAGTAACAGCCAAAGCGCTTGCTGTTGTATCCTTAAAAAGAGCCATTCCGACTCGATTAGCCACGCCGGCTGCCGTTGCGTTGAAATCACCAAAACAATTAATCTTCAAACGGCTTGATGTGCTTTTGGGTGTTATGGATTTAGATACAAATAAATTACCAGCCGTTGTCGTTGGCGTAGTTCCGGCTGCAAAGAGTGGCGTAGACCCCAAAATAACCATAGTCGAAACAAATGAACTGACAACCTGTAACTGCCCTCCAACGGCGGATCGATACGTCAACTGCACTTCTGTCCCGGCCTCATTCTCCCAAAACAATTCTTGAAGACCCGATCCTACGGTCTTCATATACACCGCGCCAAGCTGCGTTCCGCTTACAGTCGGCTTCGTGGACTGCTGTTGGAGCGTAATAAACTTATGCTGCCCCGCCTGATTTGTTGCCGATTGCGAGCTCGGCCATTCATGCTCATGAGACATGCGCGAGCGAATACCGACTCTTAGGTCGCGGTCATAATCATCAATGCTTGTTGCTAGCGTAGAATTAGTTGGATTTGTTTCATCCCATGCCGAACCGTCTCCGACTGCCATGTTAATTCACTCCCTTTCTTTTTCTGCGCCTGCGATCCTTGAGGATAACAAGCGGCTTATTATCATTTCCTTCTTTGCCATTGAGACAACTAAAGCTGAGGCAGTGGTTGTCGTATAAACAATCCATGCAATGGCATTTGCAATCCGGAATGCTCATATTAGAAATACCTTCGTGATCCGGATGTTCTCGAAATAGTCCTGTCTTTTTCAAGCAGGACATCAATGAATCTCCCATACCCTGACCTGCGAATCTCAACTTCTTCAATAAAGCGCCGAACACCGGAATCTTGAAAATCATCGATAAGCTCCAAGTACGTTTTTGCCATACGAAGCCTCCATTAGTTCACCAGACTGCAAGATGAAGAACGAGTCCGAACATCGCCATAGAGAAAAAGATGAGGGGTAAGTAACCGATCCATCCCACCTTCTCAATGTACTTTTTGTAGTTGGCCGAGATTGTCATCTTTCTTCTTTGGCCGTCATAGTCAACGTAGCCGACGAGAAGACCGTAAGCCTCGGCCGCAAGAATCCAGAGCGTGATCGCAAAGAACACCGCAAACCAAACAAAGTTGCCGGTTGCATAGAGCCAGAAGAGCAGTGCCGCGTCTGAGAGAATAAGAATCCAAAGTCCGGCCGTGCGTAGAACGCCGCCAATCGGAGTTCCCTGAAACTTGCTCAACCAATTCACCATTTAAACCTCCATCCGATAATTACCCTCTTCTCATCCTTTGACCATTCCCAGTCAAGAACGCGCAAATTAACCAGCGCCCTAATCAGCCAGGATTGCTTACGGGAGGAAGTTAAGTCCTCGCCCTTTGAGAAAGTTTCTTGTGAACTCATAACCGGCCAAGCCTCCCGTTACAATCGATGCAACAACAAGATCGTTATCCACTTCGACTTTAACTCCGTACTTTGCGAGGAACGAAATAACGGCGGGCGCAGCAATCGCGGCGACACCGGCCTTCACTCCTTTAGTCAAAGACTTTTTAAGAGCTACTTGCCAAATCCAGTCAAACAATCCCATAGTTACTCCTTTGTGGTTAGAACGACGCTTTCCAGTTATGCGTAATCCAAAAAACTGCAAGCGCAACAAATGTCGGCGCGACAAAGAACGTAAGGACCGCTCCAATTACCCAAAGAGCGCCTTTGGTAAATTCCTGGTTACGTTCGACCTTTGTAACGCGCCCGTTTTGAATCTTTACCTGTTCAACTAAGTTGTAGATATTTTCCTTATTTTGTAGCCCAACCTGCTTAACCTCGCCTAAGACCAGAAGCACATGTTCGAGAGCTGATTGCCGCCGCTCTTCCATGGTTTGATAGCCTCCCTATTCCATGATGTTAAAGATGCTGTACTCAAACCTTTGAGCCGCGCCTATGTCTAGGTAAGAGCGTGTGGAAGAATCGCCTGCACCGATGTTTGTGGTTTGAAAACCTAGCGCCTTCAGGTTCGGCCCGATGGAAAAGTCGTTATTCGCAGCATCCGTGAACTGAGGATCAGCGAAGACGTTATTCTCACTTACAACGGTGAAGTCGATACCCGAGGACGGTAAAAAGTTATTCGTACAGTTCCAGAAGCAGTTGTTGCGATTGCGCCAGGTGACAGCTTGAAGGAAGGCTGTTGTGATACCGCTTCCCGAGACGTTGATGCCGGAGGCGGCGGTATGGAAGATGTTATTCTCAATCGTCAAGCCGCGGTAAGCGCCTGTCGCAGAAGAACTTGTCGAGTTTTCGATACAGTCGCCAGTCACGTTGTAGAACGTATTACCGCCGATGTACATAGGCGCGTAGTTGCTCGATGTCAGCGCGGCAAGCGGCCTAATCGCGTCCCCGCCGACGTTTGCAAAGATGTTCCCGCATATAAAGACACCGACGTTTGTCGTGAAGGTAAGCGCGTGCGAAGTGCAGTTACCGATAAATGTGTTTCTGAGCGTAATTGTGTTCCCCGATGCAATCGCTGTACTGGTCTGGTAGCGAAAGTTGCAGTTTTCAATGATTGAATTTCCAGCCGGGTTGATTGCTTGCGCGAAGTAGTTCGTTTGATGATTGATTGAGACGTTACGAATAAGCGCACGCCCGGAAGATCCGATATTAATGCCAATCGTAGAAGTCTTTGTTCCTGCGGTATTCCGAAGGTCGAGGTTTTGAAAAACGATCTCAACGACACTTGTGTTGGTTGCGAGTAGCGTCCCGTTGAAGTTTCCGGTGATGATTGGTTTTGTGGCTGCATTCGGGTCGCCCTCGATGATGATCGGGCCGCTTGTTGTATCGCCGGAGCGCCGGAACGTAATCACTGAGGCCGTCGTGTCGCTGAAGGACGAGCCGCCCATAAAACGAAGCCGCCAGCCTGGACGGGCGTCCCCGGCAGCGGAGTTGTTTTCTGCAAGTTTGCGGCTGGTTGTAGAGCTAATTGTTGCGCGTTGCCCACCAATCGCCCACGCGCGGTCGGCTGTGGCGTTGATGTCTACGGAGACTTGGACAGTCTTAAAGAACGTAACGGTGACGTCCGTAACTGCTGTCGACGCACTGTCAACAGTCGTGATCTGCCCGGTTCCATCTGCTGACTGTACCGTGGTGTTAAGGTCTGCTCCTGCGGCACCGGCCCCTGGAATCCTAATACGTTGACCCACCACAAGACCTGGATCAGATGGGGCGCTGATTGTGTTACCTATGCCCATGTTGCAACCGGCAATCGAGGACACGTTCATGTAAGCGGTGATCGTCGAGAAGTTCACGACACCTGCGGTAGAGTCATTCACAAAGAGAACGTGCGAGCCGTCAGTTAAAACGTCTGAAAGGTCGGGATTGTCCGCAAGCTCTAAAATATTCGCCGACACCTTCTTGGCGAGCGTCCCGAATACTGCATTGCTAGGCCCTGCACCGCTCGCCTGGGTATCACTCCCGGTTGGACTAAACTCAATGATCGGTAGCGCCATTGATTAGCCCTTAGTTTGCGTCTAAAGCCCGTGTGCAGAATTTCGAGATAACACTCATCGTGTTGCCGCCCTCAAGACGCGCCTTTAAGTCATTAATAAGCGCCATGATTGCGTGAAGATCAGCACCCGTTACCTTTACCCACCCTTGAGAAAGTTCCGCATCTTCCTTAATAATCTCGTTTGCGTCGTTCGGAACGGCAGACATGATATGACTCCACGTCTCATTCATCGCCTCGCCCTTGGCTTTATCCGCTCGGATAATCAAGGCAAACGGACGTGCGTACTCCAGTAAGAACTTTGTTACTTTCGGATCATCAATCATTTAGTCGCTCCCTTTCATCAATCCTTCACCTTAAGATAATCAACGTGATACTCAACACTCGCCCCCGACGTAGACGTAAATAAAAACAAGGCCTTCGTCGTTGATAGCTCCCAGGCCCCGCCAAGATTCAGAGAGTAAAGTCCGTTCTGCGGAAGGTGGGCCGGGTACAACTTATCCCCCGCCGACCCGTCTCTCCACGAAACCGTGGTCGATACCGCCCCGGAATTATTAGCCTGAATCCTGTAAATCTTTAAGTGATGGCCGGCAGGAGGGGCCGCCACAACAACCGTTGAAGCTCCTGTAGTTATTGCCGTTCCGTTCGAGGATGCGTGGTCGTAGTCGCCGCCAGGATAGTTTGCTTTTAATATCGCAATAGTCATTACGACTCCCTCGTTCTTTTCACATCTTCCCAAACAATTCTTTCCACCTTCACCGGGAAATACTCAAGCTTCGGGACCTTGATAATCTCCTCAACGAGTTTGTAATCGCGCAGGCCGTCAAGGTTCGTCTTAAGCTCCGCGAGCTCCTTTGAGAGCTCCTTAACAAGCGCAATCATCCGTTCGATCTCTTCTACGTTCTTTACCTGCACAACCTCATAGACCTTCTCCTGAATGATTGGCTTCTCGTAGCTCTTAGTCGTGACCACCGGCTTCTCATACTCAACTTCCTTGATGACCGGCCTCTCGCACTGCACTTCCTTCGCAACAAACTTCGTTGTCTCTTCCTCCCGGACAATGAACTTAGTTGTCGGCTCTTCCTTCGCCTTATAGCGAATCGTCTCGACTTCCTTGACGATGGGCTTCTCATACTCCTTCTCAACCAGCTTGATCTCAGGAATCTCTACGGTATATTTCTGCTCAATAACCTTTACATCCTTAACAACAATGCTGCCGGTCAGCTCCTCAACTCTCACAAGTGGTTTTTGGGGCTGCCCGCCGCCCGCACTCATGCTCATGCCGTCACCGTTAGGCCGACCCACTCAGTGATCAAATAAATATTCATGGCCCTCGTCGCGGTATTCGTATACACAAACTTCAAGGACTCATTCTTCGAGATCTTTTGCAGCGCCGGGAAATCAAGCGACACAACCGCGTTCGCGCCGGCGTTGTGCATGTTCGTTGCGAGGATCGCAATCGTCTGGCCCGTCCCTCCGGTATCATTCATGTGCCTCAAAGAAAATGTATCTCCGGGCCCATAATCATCAGGGGTAATCGAAATTGAATTCAGCGCCGCCCCTGACGTATTCGTAATCACTAAGTTGTAGTCACCCGGCGTAGAGAGAACCGCTAGTGCATGCCCTCTAAATAACGATCCCCCAACCTTTACATTCTTTGAAATTGCCACAGTCTCACCTCTCGCCTATTTAGCTTGTTGGAATCGATACGATTGAAAACGAAGCCGTTCCCGTAAGATCAACAATCAGATTTCTAAACGCTGTCGGATGTCCCGGAAAAAATGTAATGTTGTTTGCCGTCGATGCCGCAAACACAACAAACTTAATGTCCGTTCCGTCAAGCACCGTAATGGTGCTGTCAGCAGCGCTTCCCTTCGCAAGCACTCCGACGAACGCGACTTTCCCGACTGTTGTGTCCGCCGAAGCCCATGTTGTTACAACTGCATACTTGCTATTACCCATTTATTTCTCCTATTCATATCCCCATAACGGATCATCCGGATGACCTGAGGCCGAAAGCCAGGGGTTGGCTGAAGGCGGCATTCCGTTGGTTCTAAACGGCTCAGCTTGCGGCTCCCAGTCCTGATCGGATTCATCCGCAATCGAATCCTTTAGCTGTCCCAAAAATCTCTGCATCCACGTCGCCGCATCGGTGTACTCCTGAAGCGCCAGGTACGTCTCAAGAACTCCGGCGGTAACAAGCAGCTCATCCTTATCCGTATAGTCACTCACCTGAGATCCGGAACTAAACGGAGTCGGCCACTTGTCGTAGCGGATAATGAGCGTGTAGGCGGCGTCAGGAATCCTGAAAAGCTCAATGTTGTCGCCTTCTCTTGTGTAGATCGATGGAATCTCTGAAGGATAGTTTTCCGGGCGCGGGAACTTCTCATCAAGCCGGCGATGGTGCCAGAACGTGAGCTTCCTGCTGCGCTCAGTGTTTGAGCCGTCAACGAGCACGATCGAGCGAATGTCTCTCGGCCTTGTCAGTCCCAGGTTATTTGTTCCGGTCTCAAGCGGGTAGGTCTTAACGTCGGCAACCGTGACTGAATCCGTCTTCTTTGCCTGGAGCTCATAGAACCCAAAGGACTTCGCAATCCTTCTCTGGCCCCAGTTGAGGTAGTAGGACTGCACCCTCGACTGAAGCGTTGACCCGGATACCGAAAGAGCCGCCGTTGACTTTCCTACAATGTCACAGATCTCCGTAACAAGCTGGTCTCGCGTAAGAATCCCAGCCATCGCTCAACCAAACACCTTAACCCAGGTGCCGTTTCCGGCCGTGGCCGTACACAAAAACCAATCATTGGCCGCGCTATCCAGCACACACATTCCAACCCGGTAATTGGCCGCACCAAGCCCGGTTCCCGTATTTGTTACCGCAAGCATCTGGTAAATGTTGCGGCCGCCACAAACATCCTGCTTAAACTTCCTGCGAAGCCCTTCGTAACTAGGCATTTTTATTCTCCTGATTTATAATCGGGACAGGCTGAGGAAGGGGCGCTTGAACGAGCGTTCCAACCGGCGTGTCCTTACTTTTCTCATAGAATTTGATTCGCCTGTGTTGTTCTAACGAATATTTCTTCTCAGCCTCAGTCATTCTCGACTGAACATAAATCTCATGCTTCTGCATGTCCTCAGGCGTCAGTTCGATCGTGCGCCCTGAATTGCGTTGAGCCTCATGCATTCCGATTTGCTGATGAAAATGAACATTGTCTCTGCGAATCCCGCGATGATTGAGCCAGACATCAAAATGCGCGTAATACTGAAGGCCTGCGTTCAGCACAGAATCTGCAAAGTGAGAATCGGTCGGAGCCTTCTCGTCACACTTAAACCAGGGCTTGGGAATCTTTGAGAACACGGAAGTTTTAATAAGCGTAAATCCAAACGGAATCAGATCTACCATCTGAGCGCCTACGCGCTGCTCGGCCGGAACCTCGTAGAGGCGGCAAGACTCGGTAAGGCGCGGCTGCTCTGCCACGGTTTTCGTAAGGTCGTATCTGCGAAACGCGCACATCGCATGAGGAAATCCAGAGGTGTACATAATCCCGCCGATCACATCTTTATCAGCGTCAAGCAGCGTCATTAAATCGTTGGCGGTCACATCATAGATGTCATCATCCATAAGAAGGAGGTGCGTGCAGCCGGCATCGATCGCAGCCTGGGCGAGTTCGCACTCCGCAAGATCAACCGGGCGGCGGTAGCGAAACTCAAATCCAACATGGAATTTTCTTCCCTTGTGCTGATACGTCATAAGATCCGTCCAGAACTTCAGGAACGATGTTGCAAATTCATGAGTCCAAGCAAGGATCGGAACTCCGATAAGAATTTTAGGAATAGGTAGAAGGTTGTTCTTTTCAAGGATGGATGCCATCCTGCTGTTTTGCTCTGCGAGCGCGTTTAAATTTGCTTGTAACTGATCAATTTCTTGCTGTGTCGCCATTTCATACTCCTGTTTAGTTATTCGCCTGAGGTTTTAAGAAAAGCAGGGAGGCTGGTTGCCCAGCCCCCCGCCATTTGATTCTTGGTTAAGGTGCAATCCTGATGAAAGCAAGAGCACGGTCTGATGCAGCAGGAGCGGCATACAAAAACTCTCCAATAGCATTGACCGGAGTTCCTCCAGTACCAGTTGCAATAAATCCAACCACAGCGCCCGTCGCAGCAGGTCCAAACTGATTTCCGACCACTGCACCGCCGGCCGCAGTTTGGGACTTGATTGCGCAAGGACCCCATGTTTGAATCCAAACGTAGTCGTTCGTAGTCGCCGGACACGCAAGAACGCCGGCCGTTGCTACAGTTCCGGCCGTGTTTTGAGTCACAAGCTTGTACGGATTACGAATCACACTCCACTCGTCCGTGACATTCACATTTTTCTGAAGCGCATCATAAAGAACGAGAGTTCCGTTCGTTGTTGCGCCAAGAGAAGAGTGAGACTTGATGCGGTAAATCGCGCCCAAGTTTCCGGCCGTTCCCGATTCAGACCACAAATAACCTTCTGCAAAGAAATCAGCAGCGCGGTCAGTCGTGGAATAAAACGTAAACGTCTTAGAGCCTGCGGCGTCCGTTCCGCCGGCTGTAACGCCGAGCTGAGCAAATGCAGCAGCATTCGCAGGAAACTGAAGAACGTCACCTGCTTGAGCCGCGACAGCGCCAAGCTGCGCGTAACGGAACACACGATCGCCAACGACGAGCCGCGATCCGAGCTCAGCTAACTGCACGGAAGACGATTCGTGGATTGACTGTCCGCCTTGAGGAATGGTTACCTGGTCCCCGCGCCAGTTCACCTTCCCCATCTTTTCACCTACGTTTCCACTTTGTAGCGTTGTAATATCTGCCATTTCACTTCTCCTTTAATTCGGCTTTGACTACCTCATGCCCTTCATTGGCTTGTCGGGATAAAGGTTAATCTTCAAATATAAATTCGCCTGACAAAGTAAGGCGGGGAGTTTCCTCCCCACCTGACCTCACTTAATTACGCAGCTTGTCCGGTCAATACGCCGTGACATTGCCGTTTATCAACCCACGTATTTCCGCGCAGGACGATTTGAGCAACGACATCGTTGTATTGATTGGGGATTTGTTTCCAGTCCGACATCGCCATATTTACCGCCGGATCAATGGACAATCCATAATGATCACGATCGATGAAATAGGTGAAGCCTGAGGGGCAGCGAGGGCTCCATGTCCAGATGCGGCCCATGAACGTGACGTGGTCAATGCCCAGGTCAACGGCTTCCTTATTAACAACGCGAATGCGCTCGATGGCTTCCGCAATCCCGAGCTCATAGGTTGTTTGGTCGGAGATAAGACAGCTTACGTTCCCCCAGCGGTTGCAGGTGTTCATAAGATTAATCATGTCCGATTCACCATAGACAGAGAAAGCGCCCGTAGACGTTTTCTGCTGGTTACGCCAGACAAAATTGCCTTGACCGTCGGTCTGCGTGGCTTGGTTTAAGCCGTGCACCACGACTGAGGCGGACGGTGCGTTATCAATGAGAAACTGAATCCCATTGAAGTCATTCACCGACGAGCCGCCGGTGTCTGCCCAAAGCGCAATTTCCATCTTCAGCTGGAACGAAGACTTCAAAACTTTTATCTTCGCATCCATGAGCTTGAGGTGGGCCGTCTTCGAGCTTCCGTTAACCTTGTCATCCTCCCAGTACCGGATGATTTGATCGCCCAAGTTTTTGTAGGTGTCATAGGCGACAGTCAGCGGATCAAAATCATTGATACTAAACGCATGACCTTTCGTGAAGAACACAGCAGAACGCGGATCTGAGATCGCAACTGGGATCTCAAAACGCCGACCGCTCGACTCTTCCATCTTGATCATTCCCTTTGACTTCAAAAGAAGGTAGAGATAATTCTTCTCAAATACCTGATCAATGACTTCACCCCGGCGCTTCGCCCAGGTTGTTGTGTAAAGTGTATTAAGTGTTTCAGTTAATGTACCGGCCATTTGCTACTCCTTTAAAATGCAGGCGGAAGTCCGTCTTTTCCGACGGCTTCTTCCCACGCTTCTTCATAGGCCTCTTCAGCTGAAAGTTTTTTCCCGTCTCTCTTGAACGAAGAAGTGCTGTATCCCGGCTTTTCTCCGCCGGAACGCCGCGACTTTTCCTTCTCTTCCTCAGATGCGCCCGCAAGAGCCTTCACATGTTCTTTAGCTTTCGCATAAAGTTCCTGAAGGTTGTCGTTCGCATTCTTTGGATCAAGGGAAAGCCCGTACATCATGGGGCGGTAGCGCTCAAAATCCGGATGCGTCTCAGCGAATTTCTTGACCTCTGCTGCGGTTCGCGCATCAGATTCTTCTTTTTGTTTCTGCTGAAACTCCGTGAGCTTAGAATTGATCTTTTCCTCGGCGGCCTTAAGGGCCTTCTCATAAATCTGTTCCGGGGTAAGACCCTTGAGATTTTCTTCATCAGGAGCGGTGTTGGCGGCTGGCTTCGCAGCCGGAGCCGGTTTCCCGTCCTTATGATTTAAAAAATCAAGATAATCCTCGCTCATGAATTCAAGACGCAGGTCTTCGTTCGACTTCTTTAGAGATTCGTTTTCACCTTTCAACTTCTCAAGTTCGGCCTTGTAATCAATTTGTGGTTCGCCTGATTTCGGATCGCCTGTTTTTTGATCTTCACTCATTTCGCCCTGTCTCCTTTTAATTGATCATTTAGTTCCAACAAAAAAGGCAGGGCGGAAGACTCGCTGTCTTCACTACCCTGCCTTAGCTAAGGACTTCTTTTGTTGGTTAGCCCCGTATGATCAGTACGGGGTTTTAATTAAACTTACTTAAGCGCCTGCGACTGCTTCATTGCATTCAAGGTCGCATGCTTCCTAACGTCATCGTACTTTCTCTCAATCGCTCTCATGGCGGCCTTGAGAAGGTTGCCGTCCCAAAACCCGGTCATCTCCACTTTCGGAGAACTATGGTTTTCCATGGTCAAGATAATGGAGCGTGCCGCCTCAAAGGTTGAATCGGTCTTAAGGGCGCTTGATAAATTAACGCCCGTCAATTCCTTAACTTCTTCGCCTGTCTCGCTCATACTGTTCAAGTCTCCTTGCTAGTTCCCTCTGATTAATTACCGGCTTATTCTTTACATCATCCGCCATCATGAGCCCTCTTTTGTCGAGCTCGCGGCGAAACTCTTCCTTGTCTCTGGTTCTTACCGGACCATTCGGGTCAATGCCAAAATGCCAGCCGTCGTAGTTGCGCGAGGCCTTTTGGCGCTCAAGCTTGCGCTCCTTAAGCTCTCTATCCTTCTTATTCGCTGCCAGCCAGGCGTCATACTCCCTGTTACTCAAATCCGTTTTCCCTCTAGCCATTTGACCTCCAAAGAAAATAACTAATGACTCCGTAGACTAAAACTAAGAGGAGGTAGGAGGCCGCAAACAAGTGGTCTATGAGCGTAAGCTTCCACTTTTTTCGCTCCATCACATCGCTCCTTGGGCCAGCGCCGGGTAAGAAGAGTGTCCGCCGGCCTGCTGCTGCATCTGCATGAACTGGTTAAACATCATTGCTTTCTCAGGGGAGCGGCCAAGCCCTTGCCCTGGAAAAAGAAGTTTCGGGTCAACCCAGTCAAAGGTCGAGGCGAACGCCTGAGTCAAATACTGCATATCAATCCCTGGGATGGCCTTGGCAAGCTCCATAAATTGAAGGGACTCCTGGCGCTGCGTCTGGCGGCTTGAAAAGATCGCCTCCTCAGGATTCACCTTGTAGGTGAACTCACCCTTGATTTCCTTGCCGGTAAAACGAACCCAGTAGCGGGCGCCGTCCGCACCAAGGATGTCGATTACGTGCTGCGTATTCCAGTTCTCAAAAACAATCTGGTTAATCCCGCGCACAATATCGGTTAAGTGATCGGCCATGATGTCGCGCCGCTCATCAATCCTAATCATTGCGGCCTGCCGGACAATCTCAGCCTCTGTCGCCGAGCGTCTCCCCGAAGGATTCTCAAAACTCCCCATCTGATTGCGCGAGAACCCAACGATCTCACGCACGTCCTCTCTGATTTCTTTGGCGGCGATTGAAAGGTCCGGGGGAACGTGCGATTGAAACAGTGCAACAGCCTTGCGGATATCGCCGTTCAGGCCGCCGGCATCAATGCCTACGGCCGTCTTCACATCCCCGTCAAGAAGCTTCTCAAGCTCCTCTTTTTTCATCAGGCCCTTGTCGTAGAGAATCTTTAAGAGCGCCACCCGCCGGTGATACTTCGCCATCGTTCTGACATCATTGATTTCAAGCTGCTGCTGCTCAATCAGCCTGCAATCACTCATCCACCAGAAGTAGTCAGGGTCCTCGTTAAACCCAAAGGTGCGGGCCGGAAGCCCTTCAATCTGAAGAAAATCCTGCTCTTCCCGGAGGTATTTCTCGCAGTCGAGCGTAAGCGCGAAGACTTTGCCGGTCCTCTGATCGTGGACCTGCCAGAGCTCGATCCACTCCATCTGCGCGTCCTCTTCCTTGAGCTTGATATCTGATGACTCCGAGTTATCCATCGAGCTTCGGAAGTAGGCCTTCAATTCCTTCGTATTCTCATACTTCGGATCTTCCTTGATATCACGAAGCGTCCGCATCTTGCGGAACGCAAACCACGGCGCTTCTTCCCACCGGTTCGTCCCCCAGGGAACAACGAAATCGACCGGGTTACAGCGTAAGTACCAGGGCATGCCCGGCTTCACGTTATAGTTGTACTCAATGCGCTCGCCCGAGTCCGAGCTGAACGAAGTCGTTGTGACATCGCCGAGAATCTCCGGAGACGAAAAGGACGGATTAAACCCAAACTCACTGTCGTAGCCGAGAATACCCATGCCGCGCCCGCAAAGGCCGGCGTCAAGCGCCTCGGTCTTCATTGTGTTCTTGATATTCAGCTCTCGGATCAGCCAGTTATCGAGCCGCTCAAGGATGCGTGAGTGAGGAAAAAATCCCGGCCGGTCGGGCGTGATATAAACCTTTGGATTTCTAAAATAAACCTGCGGAATCATCGATCTGAGTGTTGCAAAGATGATGTTTACAGGAACCTGGTTCTGCCCGAAAAACCCACGATAATATTGTTTGTAGCGCTTCCAGTCCTGCGAGCGGCCATAAATTCTCCGGTACCTCAGCGCAAGCCTGATCGCTTCCTGCCACTCTTTTACATTCGTCGGATTCTTAGTGGTCTCTGTTTCAGCCAATGCCTATTCCTTTTCCTTGTCCTTCTTTGGAATGACGATACCGCCCCGTTCACTCGCCTCTTTGAGTAGCTGCTCGTTCTCCGATGCGTTCAGCGCGAGCTTGACGCCGCGCTTCGCAAGCTCAAGCCGCTTCTTCTTCATGACTCTTTCTTTCCACGTCAACTCAGCCACTTATTTCGAGACCGGCGGCTTCATGAGCATCGAGGCGTATTTATTGGCCTTGCGAGGCTTAAGTTTCTTCTTTGGTTTTGCGTAGGCGTCAAGAGCGCCCTTAGACATTTTCATCATTCCTCCCCCTCAATCCATTTGCGAAGAATCATGTCCTCAAAATCATCCTCTCGGTAAGGGTCATAATCCTCAGATGTTTTGTACTCCTTAAAGATGCCCGTGGGCTTTCCTCGCTCCATGAGCTTCTCAAGGACCTCATCGCCGCTTACGGCAAACTTGTAGTCATTCAAATTTCTCTTTGCTCGGGACTCCTCATCCCCAACTTCTCCGGGGCGTGCGATCTGGAGCTGGTAGGCGAGCGCATCGAGCATGTCCTTTCGGCAGGACTGCGAATTCGGAACGTACTCGCAATACTCATCAATGAAATCTTTGTGGTCCACCCTGCAATGAATCGCGTGATTCATGGCGTAGGGTTCGAGGGAGCGGATGCGAAGCTCCTTGGATTGGTCGGTCGCAGTCTCAAGGGCGCGGACAGGAATAAATCCCCGCTTCTCCATCTCAAGTTTGAGGAAGTGCATGAGCGCTTCCTGGTAATAAACAACTTCAACGGCCATTCGTTCAGGGTTGAACTGAGCATGATGGGAATAAAGAAGATTAATGACCTGGGAGGGGTCGAACCGGCCGACGTCATAGCGAAGAATGTAGCAGTGGTTTTTTTCCGTCCACCCGCAGGTCATGATAACGCCCCGCGACTCGCGCCCCTTTCGCTTCGATTCCTTCCAGCCGGCAAGATCGACGGTGGTAAAGATCCTCATGTTTTTTGGGAGCGCTTCATCAAGGCCGTAAAACTCCAGCCATTCCTTCTTAAAAAGCATATCTTCTGGCGCCATCGGTTGCAGAAGATATTGCGTTGCGAACATGTAGAAACCCTGGGCATGCAGGATCATCTCGATCTGACCTCTCCCATACATCTCCGGCCAGGTCGGCTCGCCGTCCCGAGTCATGTCCTTGGTGATTGCTATTTTGAAGACCTTGTAATGAGGTTCATGAGTCCAGATATAATCAACAAGATCATGCTTCGCCCAACGAGTACCGCAATTATGAATACGAGTATGAGCTCCAGGAACAAGTAGAGAAGTAGCCAGCTTATGCCAGCCAATGGCCTTATCAATGTCCTCTTGATTAGGTTGAAGCTCTTGTCCGCTAAGGTCATCTTTGTTCGCATAGATTAAGTCATCCTCGATGATTAGGTCGTAGTGGCGCGAAGTCGTTGAGCCGCCGATACCGCCGGCCTCAAAAGTTGCTTCCGTGAAATCCTCCGAGCGGTTAATGCAGGCCTCTGAGTTCGACCACCGTGTTTTATTAAAGTTCTCAGGGATAACGTCCGGGAAGAGCGCCCGCATCGCCGGGTTCCTCTCATAGGTGCGGCGAATCAATCCAACCATCTTCATCGAGTTGGCGATGACGTAAGAGGCGACGAGTATCCTTATGTTGGGGCCAAGGTTGTAAAACTTGTCCGAAGGATCGATCCCCTCAGGGTACTCATCAGCCTCTTTACGCGGGAGAGAAATCCAGATCGGGTAGGCGATTGATCCTATCCAGGTCTTTACAAATGACCGGGGCATTGTGATTTGTTTGCGCGGGTCTGAGGACTCAAGAAAACGGCAATAAGTTCCGTGGACTTCCTCAGAGATATCGTCGTAGCCCATGACACTTTTGCAGAACTCGAAGAGCGAGGAAAGACACGCCTTCCTGACTAAAAGGCGCTTCCTCTCATCCATCTGAATGGTTTTAGGACTCAATCGACTCCTCGACCTTCATCTTGCGGGATTGGATGCGCTCAAGGGTTTTGTCCCAGCGGCTTGCCATCTCCTCAGTCACCTCGACGGAGGTCGTGACCTTTTTCGACTCAACTTTGTAGCCGGCCCGATCCAGAATCTCAGAGAGTTTTGCGCCGCGCACGAATTCAGAGTCGGCTTCCTTGGCGAGCTTGATGATTCCATCAGCCGCCTCCGGCGCTGCTTCACGAAACTTTTTAATGACAGGGTCTTGCGCGGTAATGTTGGCGACTTGCGCGGCAAAAATCGCCTCATGCATGTCTTTTTCGAGCGTGGCCTTGCGCGCCTTGTAAAGCTTGAAGCCCTTGATCTGCCGAATGCGGGCCTCGGTGAGCTTCAGCTCTTTTGCAATCCTCGGCGCGGTCCACCCCATCAAGTCATAGGAGAGAACGAGATTGTGGCGGTTCGTTAAACTCTTCGGCTCTTTGACTGGCATACTATTTGTAGTAGTACCTCTAAGGCCTTCATACTACATATAGCGACTTAGCGCAAGGGCCCTTCGGATAGATTGGAGTTGTATCTAACTCGCCCACTAGCACCGCCTAGCATTAGCTAGTTAAACTCGCCCCATCCTCGATCCCTGCGCCGCTCCCACTCCTCTACTCCCCCTTACACGCGCCCTCTTCCCCAAGCACCCACAAAATTTGACTCGTGTAAAGACCTTAAAAATAGGTCGGTAATTGGGGAGGGGTAATCCGCCATTTCAAAATCGCGATGGGGGGTGGCCGGGGTACCCTTCTTAGCGTCAAACGTCCGATAACTCTTTATTATAGGACGTATTAGAGATAACAATGCTAGTGATTATTATAATAAGTATGATATGTAAGTCTATGTATGATAATAAGTTATAATCGTTATGGTTATCCACAGGTTAGGGGCATAAAAATAAATTGAAAATAGTTTGAATAAATGGATAAGTAGATACGTCTAATCTTGCCCTCTCCCCCCTCAATCAATCCTCAAACTACTGTCTAGCCCTACCTATTAAGCACTCACGTGTATATCACCAGTGCTTATATAACTCTCTGACTAACGCTCAATAGACCATGATTAAGCCTGATGACTAACACTGAGATTGACCTATACCGAGGCCTTAGCCGGATGGAGATCGGGCCGCTAATAGCGTTTAAAGCGCAAGTTTTTGGGTCGGGCACGCCCATTTTGCCTAATTCCGCACAAAACTAGATCAAACTAGATCCTATTAAAGGTAATGATAAATTAGTCCGTAAATATATTTGACACGAGTCAAATGCGGGTGTAATATTATCACTGTCCGGCAATTGTGCCGGATAAAACCTAGCGAAGAACAACGGAGATTAAACAATGGATGCAATGACCAAAACGGAAGCAATGCTTAAAGCGGATCTTAACTGGACGGTATCGAGACAGCCAGTCTACGACAATCAAGGGCGAGAGTTAAGCGAGTTTAAGGCAATTACACGCGATGATAACGGCAAGGTGTTTCATATTTCGCGCAACAGATATACACCGTTTCAGAACGAAACACTCTTTAACATCGTCGAGGAAGTCACCGAAACTGGCGCCGCGAAGTATGTTAAGGCGGGTTGCTACAAAGAAGGCGCGTATGTGTATGCAGTTGTGGCCGTGCCGGATGCGAACTTTGAAGTTGTGCCGGGCGATGTATGCAAAACTTACTTAAGGATTAGCACGTCCCATGATGGCTCTAGTTCGATTATGTTGTGGCCGGAAGTGTATCGGCAAGTGTGCTCAAACGGCATGCACGCATGGGTCAAAGACGCGGCACGCACAATTAGCGTGCGGCATACTGAGAGCGCAAAAACGCGCCTTAACATTGATGCCAAGCGTTTACTTGAACGTGAAATCCAGTACTTTCGTACGTTTGCCGAGCAATCGCGTGCAATGGCACAAAAAGAGTTCGACATGCTTCGTATCGATTCCTTCCTCAAGGAACTGTTTGAAATCGAGGACAGCGAGGACGTTAGCGCGCGCACGATGAATCAAATGAGAGACATTGCCTACCTTGCGCGGCGTGGTAAAGGTGTTGAATACGCTCCAAATACCGCGTGGGCTGTCTATAACGGAGTCACGGAGTACGTGACACATCATAGAGGATCGGACGCGGAAAACCGCGCGGTTAGTGCCTTAATGGGTGCCGGGCGGGATTTAAGGGAGCGTGCGTTTGCACTGTTAACACGCTAAGAGATCGAAACGGCTAAGGCAACATGCCTAGCCGTCTAGCGGTAAGGCCGCTACTGACGAGATCAGGCAAAGCGCATAAGGCGCGAAGAAAGGGAAACATACAATGAACACATTAAAACATAAAAACATGGTCAATGCTTATAACGGTTTTTTAGGCCCGATCACCAAAGCGGATATAATGCGGCATATCCCTGATTATTTGATCGGTAAATTGACGGGAAAAGAGCTGGGTCTAGTTATGGCGGCAGTAAACTCTGCATATCATAGCGGTAAACGAATAGCCGGGGCAGATATTATCGACGGGGATGCTATATGGATCAATAAGCTAGGACATATCTACGAATTAAACGATATCGCAACCCTAAAACCGTCGGTGGCATAATCGGTAGTATAAAAAGCAAAAAGGCCAGCGTTTAAACTGGCCTTAGTGCTAACTGATCTTTGAGAGATCACTTTAACGAGTTTGTTTCGATCCACGCTAGCGGCGACGCTGGCGCGATACAACAGCCGCTAATTAGCCAGCGGTCAAATGATAGCAGAGCGGTTTTAATGTGTCAACAGAAAGGGCGAATGATGAAAACATGGCCAACGGAAGACGGAAAAATAGAGTACTCAGAGGGAGTAGGGTTTACGTGGATCGGATTTAAAGCTAATGAGTTAAGAGCTTGGATACGGACAACAGAGTTTTTAAAGCAAGCTTGTGCCGACGATGCCCTACTTTGCAAAATTCTTGATGACACATTAGAAGCGGCTAAGGCTCACGGAAGATCAACACTTTAACTAAAACAAAAACCCGCCCCCCTGTTACAAGCAGAGAAGCGGGGTAAAACAGTCCACCCGGATAGGAGCCGGGCAAACATGGCAGATCATACCATCTACGAAGTAAAGACGACAAGAGTAAGGCTTAAACTCTCTGAGCCGCTACAGTGCATATCCGATCCAGAGACAGCGGTATCTATCCTCAAGAGCATCTACGCGGATTTAGACGCCGATCAAGAGCACGTTACGATACTTTGTCTGAATAAGGCGCATAAGGTCACCGGGTTTAAAGTGTTGTTTACGGGCGGTCAGGATGAATCAATCGTTGATTTAAAGGTGTTGTATCGTAACGCGCTCATGCTTGGAGCGACAGCACTTGTGATTGCCCATAATCATCCAAGCGGCAGGACAGAGCCGAGCACGCAAGACTTGGATATGACGCGCAAGGTTTTGAGTGCCGGAGAGATGCTAGGCATAAGAGTGTTAGACCATATTATCTTAGGCGGGGATCAGTGGTTATCGTTTAGGGAAAAGGGATTGATTTAAATCACAATGACAACACGGGAGAGTAAAGCAATGAAAACTAATTATCAATCCACCTTGTGCGATTGTTGCGGTAAAACAAAAATACAGATCAGTGACAATCGCTTTGTGCGCGGTTGCTTACAGTCATTCTATGTTTGCTATGACTGTTCGCATTTAGACGATAAAAACTTCTTTAAGACCATGCGGAAAACTGAAAAGAGACAATCGAAAGATTTAAATTAAACACGGGAGAATAAGCCAATGAACGCACAAAATAAAGTGAAGCATACGCCGGGGCCGTGGATTGTTGATGGTGTAGATATAACCACAGAAGGTTCTAAAGACTTTGTAACGGTCGCTATTGTTGAAACAAGTAAACCCGTAGAGGTTGTGCACGCCAATGCCCGCATCATTGCGGCGGCGCCGGAGTTGTTGGAAGCTTTGAAGCTAGCGCATAGCCTACTTGAGAATATGCTGGAACAGGAAGAATATGAAGTATCGAGCGAGGTTGGAGAGGCCATAGAAAATATCCAAGAAACAATAATGAATGCCCTTGCCAAAGCTGAGGGCCGCGAATGACTGAGTATTACCTAAAGAAATATGTGAAGTGTACGGCCTGCGACGGCGAAGGCTACGACTACGGACTCAGAAACCCGGTGTACTACAATCCGTGCCGGGAATGCCGAGGCGAAGGCTTTCGGCCCGTCTACATCGAAGAAAGATCGGGAGTAAAACACGTGTTTAAGGGGCCGCAGAAGTAAGTTGCACAGAAAATTGTGCAATTCCAGAAAATTGTGCAAGTGCTTGAAAATTAATAACTTGTGTAAAATAATCCTTGAAAGAAGAGGTGAAATAAATAGAATTGCTATCCCTCGATATGGAAATTAAGAAGAAGTATATTGAGTACCTTGAGGTTCACGAGGAACTGGCCCCCTCAACCATTCGTGAATATTCGAGAATGCTCAATTTGATTTATGATGAGGCCGGATCGCATCCGCTTGTGCCGTTAAGGACACAGAGCGAGTATGAGGATATTATTAAGGCGATTGCGGCACGTTTTACGTGGTCAAAGGGAACGAGATATCGATGCTCGATTCTCTTTGAAGGGTTCGGAGACTATGCATACAGGGAAAGATTAGTGGAGAGGAAGCCTTATACCAATACGTTTCCGAAGGGAAACGGCAAGAGAGTTGAGTTTTTTACAGAGGAAGAGTTTTATAGGATTGCGTTTAATCCGTTTCATTCGATCACGGATTTTTGTATGAGTGTGTTGCTCTGGGATTGCGGAATGAGGAAGAGTGAGTTGATTGAGCTTAATGTTGAGGATGTGGACGTACAGGAAGGCATTGTCAGAGTGATTAATTGCAAGACTGGAGAAGAGAGGTTTAATCCGATTACTCCGTTTGCAAGGGCCGTTATGTCGCTGTATATGTGCATGCTTGGGTTTCAAGGGCGATTGAAGAAGGGTGAGCCGTTGTTTTATAGTCCGACATGGAACCGGATCAATGAGAGTACGCTTGCGAGGCACTTGAAGGGATTTGAAGAGATTGAGCGCCCGGTAAAGGTGTTTGCACATAAATTTAGGCACAGCCTTGGAGGACGTGTCGTGGCTGCCGGCGGCGACCTGAGTCTGGTCAAGGAGCTGCTCGGGCATAAGAACTTGAATACAACGATGATTTATACGCATTTTGCTAAAGATAAGCTAAAAATGATGCATGAGAAATTTGCGAGTTGGAAGTAGTGATTGACTTGAGTCAAATGTTATGATAATGTATCCGGCGATATGGGATTTTTGTCACCAACAGAGCTTGGAAAGAGATTAGGGTATACGCGTCAGCAGATTCATAACTTAATTGTGCGCGGTCTTGTGAAAGTTGAGAAAGTTGGAAGGTACCGTGCGATTAGTGAGAAGGAAGCTGAGCGGTTGGTGAGGAAATTTAAGGGCAAGTATAAAACATTTGAGAGAAAAAGAAATCGACCGTCTTGAAATAGAGGCGCTTATCTGATAGAGTTCGATGCTTTGAAAAATCCTAGCGAGATAAAAAAAGTTCTACGAGTTCTCCCCCTCTGTCTACGGAATCCATTCTGGCCGTCAGGCCAACCTTCGCTAGGTGTGGACATGGGGAGCTTCTTTCCGGTTACACTCAGGGTTCTTTTCTTCGTTAATTAACCAATAGGGATTTTTTATGCAGGGAGTATTGTCTTTGTTCGGCGGCATAGGGGTATCACCGCAGGGCGATACAGGAAATCCCTATGTACTTTTATAAAGTTTATAGGGATAGATAGGGTTGGGATTTATGCCGGATAAAGAGTTGAAGCCGAAAGAGAGCGGGTTTGGCTATTACAATGCGAAGGACTACGAGCCAAAGCCGGATGATACAAAGTGGATTATTGATTCGATATTACCGAAGGGCTTGGGGTTTACGGCGGGGTTGCCGAAGGGAAGCAATTCGCCCCACGGCGGCAAGAGCGTATGGTTTAAGGCCATGAGTCATGCGATTGGCAATAAGGTTCCGTTTCTTGGATTTGAGACTCATGAGACAGGGGCGGTGCTGTCGGTTAACCTGGATGAAACGCCGGACGATCAGATTCTTTATTTTAGGAATCTTTGTAGGAGTCTTGAGGAGGCGAAGAACTTTTATGTGTCAACGGTTACCTCGTCACTTCCCCTCCCGAGCCAGTTCTGTTTGCTAGAGAATGACATTGAGAGTTTGAGGCCGGTTGTTACAGGGATCGATCCGCTACTTAGGTGTATGGGCGGCAAGGATGTCTTGGCATCAAAGGATACGGCGCCGATTATTGATAGGCTGAAGAATGGGATCGCTAAGACAGGGACAAATATCAATATGGTTCACCACAGCCAGAAGAACCCTGAGAGGGATAAGGAATCCTCGGCAACATGGCTGAATGGGTCAGTTGACCTTGATAGCGCCTGGGACTACCTCCATGCGCTCGAATGGGTGCGCGGAGAAAAGGACAACCCGCTTGATCTTGGGTATATGCATGCAAGGATCTTTACCCGGAAGCGGCCCATGTTTAGCGTGTACTATGAGGCGGTAAAAAGAGGCTTTGATGTCATTGGGCTTAGACGGGTACCCGATGAAATCAGGGACAGCTTTACGGCCCGGCAGATTTATGGCCATATGCTCGAATTTCCGGAGGATTCTTTGTATGCAATTTCAAAGAAAAAAAACATCCCAAAACCGACCATTTTGAAGTACGTAAATGAGAAATTTGAATGTTTAAAATTGCTATATTCTGTTAGGTCACAGTTAGAACCGAAAATCGACACATCGTGTCCTAGTCAAAACAGTGAAATAGGACACAACGAAAATGCATGAATCTGAAAGTGATGTAAGTTGTTTGGTATCAATGAACTTTTTAGGTTACGAAAGAGTCTTAAATAAGTTTTGTCGTAACCTAGCACAACAACCCTAAAAGTGTGCTTTCCCCCCCCTATATAAAGGGGGGAAGCACTTTTGGAGTTGTAGGAGGTAGTCTGAAAATGGAAAAAGTGGGCGCTAAAAAACTGAAGAAATTGTGGCTGGTTGGGAAGCGAATTTATTTGGACGTTGATAGCAAGAGTTTTGTGTTTGAGAAAGGGGCGCCTTACAGGCTGTATGCCGATGAATTGAGCCAGATGTTTGTGATTGCGCTGAGGTACGGCATGCTGGATCTTCGGATTGTCGGCAATCAAAGCGATGAGGCTTGGGAAGGAAAGTTTAATCTTAAGCTGGCTGATGAGAAGCAGTTTAAGACATGGTTTGAGGAAGAATAGGGCGATAGTTAAAGAAAGTTATAGAGTGGTCGATAATTTTATTGACACGAGTAAAATGTTATGGTAGGGTATCGATTAAGCGAAGGAGGTAGGGCCGTGATTGTCTCGGGAGGGATTGGAAAGAACTGGAACCGCCGTATATCGGTTTTGCAGACCGATGCATTACCACTTTGCTATCGCGCCAAGCTTTGCGCCCTGCTCTGCTTCCTGCTTTTTTGCATTGTAGTCACCGGGACGGCTCCTGTCTATGCGGATCTCGTTGATTTAAGAGTTATTTCGGAGATAGAGAGTTCTGGGCGTGCGGATGCCAAGGGCGATTACAGGAATGGTCGTCCGCTTGCGCTTGGGTTGTATCAGTTACATCAAGCTGTAGTGGTTGATTACAACCGCGTACACAATACCCGGTATTTGCACCAGGATGCCCTAGATTCAACGATCGCGCATAAGGTGGCAGACTGGTATGTCCGAGTTGAAATTCCCCGCCTTCTTAAGTTTTACAAACTCCCTGTTACGACTTCAAACATTTTAGCGGCTTATAACGTCGGCATCGGCAATGTCCGGCGGGGCCGCATACCTCAACAATACATTGCCAAGTACCAAAAACTAGCGAAGGAGGCGGTATGACAAAAGCGCCGTGGGATGAGTGTAAGCATGTGGAGTATGACTATGACGGGAATGGATTTAAGTTCTGCGTGGACTGTAGTGTCGTGCTAAACGACCGCATTGATGCGCGGGAGTACCTGAGAGGCTGCTATGAGGATGCGGTTTATGACGCATCTCGGGAGGACTGAGCGATGGCGTACATGATTGAGTATAGCGATAGCACGGGTGAAGTCAGGCGTATTGAGAAGCCGTTTACTGATCTGTTTTCAGCGGAGCTTTATGCGCTCACGATTCCGATGAAGTACAGCGTGAGGATTTATGAAGCGGATGAGGTGGGGCAATGAGCGCGTCGGGTATGAGTGAACTTGATTATTACAGGCAAGGCTACCTCGATGCGTGCGAGCTTTTGGAGCGTGAGCTTAAGAAAGGCGTGCATCCCGATACGCTGGTTTGGATTCTCAGGCAGACGGTTATTGCGCGGCTCGGGGAGGCGGTATGAGGTACGAGCGGATGTTTTGTGCGGAGTGCAAGGACTATACGGTGCATTACGGCGTCACGCTGCCGGATGTGTGTATACGGCATCAGCGGGAGCAGGTGGTGATGGATCAAGGGATGTTGATGCTCAGTTCCAATGTTGAGCGGATCGGGAGGCTGTCACGTGGGCGCGTTTGAAGAGCTTGAGAAGGAACCGGCCAAGTGGTGTGTCAAGTGTCGGGCGCTGATATTTCACGATGAGGCGTTCTACAACTTCCCTTCCGGGGTGCGGTGTGAGCGGTGCGGGAAGGATTATTTTCTGACTGAGCCTGGGTTCATTGTATAGGCGCGTAAAGAGCAAGGAGAGCGTATGCGGGAAATTGTTGAGAAGGAGCTAGGCGTTGCGGCGAAGGCTATTGAGCGCGTGATTGTGAAGGCGCAGGAGAAAGCAAGTTTGCAGCAAATGGATCGGTTGAATGAGTTTTGGTCGCAGTTTATGGGTTTTCAGAGTTTAACGAAGCGGTTAGTAGAAAAAGAAAAGGAGGCTTAAGTGTTTCGCCTGACCCCCCTAAAAAATGGTGGCTATTGTTTGGAGACAACGGTGTTACAGGAGTCAATTACGGATCATACGGGTACAACGACGTTTCTTTACCTAAAGCCGGATGATGTGGAGCGGTTGCACAATGAGATTTACCCGGAGCTTTTTGCGATTGATGAGTTGAGGAAGTAATGCCGAGCGTTACGGAGGTCTTGGACTATTCGATCCCGCCGCAATTAGCAAAGTGGTTTAAGAATAATTCGGCGGCCAAGTGCGACAAGATCGGAGAGGAAACGGCGCGAATAGGATCTCTTGTTGATTCGCTGATTCAGCAGGATATCAGGGAGGGTGGGTATGTGCCGCCCGAACATGATGAGCAGGCGCTGAATTGTTTGAAGGGATGGGAGAACCTGAAGAAAGAGCATCCCCTGTTTGTGGCAAGCATAAAAGAGATGCAGATTGAGCTTAGGCATGAAGAGGTTATCGGGCATCCCGATTATGTGTGCGTTGAGGCAGATGGATGGGGCATTACGGACTTGAAATGTACGAGCGGTATACGCTTCAAGAATTATGTGCAGTGTGCGAAGTATGCGCGGATGGTGATGATGTTAAGAGAGTGGTCATTCCCCTCTTTTATTCGCGTGATTAGGTTGCAGAGAGATTCGAGTGCGTATGAGTGGTCGGAGATTAGAGATTCAAAGATGATTCAGTATTGCATGGATCTCTTTGAAAGTTACTACGAGGTGTTTAGGAGTGAACGAGTGTTTAAGGAATATCTTAGGATGCAACTAGAAGATCAACTGTTAGGAGAGTTCTAAATGTTTTATCACGTTGGATTGTTTGGGCAGCCCGGAAGTTCAAAGAGTACATGCGGATTAAGTTTTCCCGGCGTTGAGCAGCATGTGTTTGGGAGTTCGGAAGAATTTACGGCGGTTAATTTCAGTCATCGCAAGGATATTTTGCCGGCGCTTAAGTGGGACTGGATGGATTTTTTGACGGCTGAAGAGAAAGTAAAGCTCTTTGATGAGAATACGAAGGACACGGACGCGGATCAGTTAAAGGTGCTTGGGACGGCCCGAAAAATAAAGAAATATCGCAGGTATGTGATGCAGCTTAAGGATGAGATTAAGAATGGGAAAAGACCGGAATTAAAGACTGTGTTTTTGGATAACGGGACACCTTTCTTTGATCAGTTTAAGGACTATGTAAATGTGGTGCATCAAGCGAAGTTTATTACCAGCGCAGGAAATTATGACTCGATTAAGTTTTCGATGACGTACTCAGAAGAAGTCAGTGATTTCTTGGAGCTGTTTAATTCGCTGGAGTGCAACACGGTCATGAGTTTTCACGTAGAAATGACGGTTGATCAAGAGAGTGCGGCGAAGGTGGATTTCTTGAATGATTCGAAGAAAGGGATTAAGTATCCGAAGGAATTTAATCCCATGATTAGCGGGAAGATTAAGTATGCGATTGCCGGGAAGTTTGACTTCGCGTTCTTTCTGAGCACGGAGGAAAATCCGGGACAGCCGAACAGGTACATTGCAAAGTTGGAGGCGGATTCGGCGAATGTCGGGATCGCTAAAGGTCGTATTCAGCCGTTTGAAAAAGGCGGCAGGATCGAGCTTCCGAAGGGAACCTTTTATGAGTTTCTGGACGGAGCGGTAAGGAAGAAGCTCGCCGGCGGCAAATGAACGAAGAGTCTATCGAAGGGATGCTTGCGGAATTAATGCATGAGGTTGATCTTGAGACGTTGCAGGGATCGCGGGCCGAATTCGTTAAGAGTCTGAATGAGTTTTACGCTGAGCGCGGTTTTTTAAGTGAGAAGCAGCAAGCATCTTTGAGAAAAATTTTCAGGGATGTGTTTTAGGAAACTCGCCGGCAATCAAGCTGGCAAGTAAATAAAAAAGCGGAAAGTAAAGGAGATTTGAGTATGAGTAAGTATACGGAAGAACAGGATGATGTGCAGTTTTCAGAACCGATTCTGGCACAGAAACAGGTGCGCTGCGGGATTTCGTTTGTGGAGAAAGTGGAGTGGAAAAATAAGCATGACGGGCAGACTTACGATGCTTGCAAAGTGACGCTTACGATCTCGGATGACAGCGTAAAGACCGAGCATGCGGACGCCAAGCCGAAGCTTACGATCGAGGATCAATTTAATATTGTTCAGTATCCGTATATGGATAAGAAAACGGGAACGATTAAGAAGCTTGGGAAGACAAAGCTTTATCAGCTTGAGCAGGCGTTCGGGTTTGATCCGCGCTTTCAGGTGAATGGGCAGCCGGTAGAACCGTTTGTGACGAAAAATGGGAATAAGGTTGCGCCAAAGATTGAAGGTGTGAAGCGAGTCATTAATCCTGAGTTCTTTGAGGCGTATTTTACATCGAACGGTGATCCGGTTATTGATAACTGGATTGGGAAGACTGTTTATGCAGACATCGAGGTAGAAACGTCGGAGCAATTTGGCAGCAAGAATGTGATTGCAAGATATACCAAGGCCCCGCTCGCCTGATGCAGATTCTCATAGACACAAGGGAGCGCGATCCCCTCACCTTTCAGTTTGTAGATGGTGTGTCTGTGAAGAGCGAGTGCTTGAATGTTGGTGATTACGGTTGCAGGCACAAAGATGGGCAGATGGATAAGGCTGTCATAGAGAGAAAAAGTGTCGCGGATTTATTCCACTCGTTTACACATGAGTATGAGAACGAGAAGGAAAAGATCATGAGGGCAAAGGCCGCTGGGCTCATCTATGTGCTTGCAATCGAAGCGCCGGCGATTGAGGTAAGGAAGGGTCATGCGTATCGCAAGGGCGGAGAATTGATTGAGGTAAAGAAGCCTGGGATTAGTCAGGTCAGGCAGATTATGACGATTGAGCGAAAGTATGACATTCGGGTGTGGTGGTGCGTTAGCAGGACGGAGATGGCGTTTCGGATTCAGGAGTATTTTCTGGCTCAGGAGCGGATCAAAGGAGATGTTAATGCGAAAACAATTGCGATTTAAAACTGAACATGAGGCCAATAGTGCGGCGAGAAGTTTGGTGAGTGCGGATTATTATGCGGGGATATTTTTAGAGGGCCATGAGTATGTTGTGGAGTTCAGAGAAGCGAAGAGATCTAAGGATTAATGAGTTTGAGGGAATGATTTATTGGGTCATGCAGCTTGGAGCTGAGGAGAAAGAGGGCTTGGAGAGTAAGGATAAGCCGAGTGAGCCGGGAGGGATCGGTGCTGGACTTTAGTAAGAAGTCGCTTGGGCATGAGGGAGCGCATCCTGAACGGTGTCCGAACTTTGGATGTGTTTTAGCCGAGGCTGGGTGGGAGATATATCCAGGTGGAAAAGTGCATTGTTTGGGATGTGGGACGACGTTTGAGTATGGGAGATAGGAGTTATGAAAACTTTTGAAGAGTGTAAGAGTAATCCGGTTTATCGCGTGATTAAGGAATGCACGCTTAATAGCATCAATGATTATGTTCAATGGGGTTATGAGCCGGGAGGGTTTGTTAAGGCCGTGCTTGCAAATGATTTGATGGCGGCGGTCGGACGGGCCGATTCGGAAAATCTGCTTACTCTGCATGCAATTTGTACTTATGTCTACAACGAAATTCCAGGTAATTTGCAAGGCTCTTGGGAGGCGGTTAAAGAACACTTAACGGCTGTTCATGAAAGGTTTTCGAGGGATTAATTATGCGAGGAACAGTAGCAAAGCGTTTGAGGCGGTTAGCATTTAAGCTTGCAGAAGCGGCAAAGGATAACGGGTACGCTGTGCCGGTGAGGCAGATTTATAAGCGGTTAAAGAGAGGGAGATAGAGATGAACGAGCATCAAGACGGCGTTAGCTTTGACGAGAGACTTTTCAAATTTATGGCTGGCATTATGGATCTTGAGCCGAATGAGCGATATTGCCAAAAGTGCGAAACGAAGACAGCGTTTTGTCTCGGAGATAAACAGATTTTTAAATGTCCTAATTGCGGCCTGATTTAACAGAGAAAAGAAAGAGGCGGGATTATATGGAAGAAGCGAAGATTATCGACCCGATTCCGGCACCGGATCAAATGAATGGCGAGAGATATTTTCAAATTAGAGATGTTGGAAGGGATGGAAGCGGGAGCTTTCATTTGTTTTGCGTTTCTAAAATTACTAGCGACGATGAAGTTAAGACAATCGCATCTGAATTGCACGCAAAGGAAATGATGAACCGTGAGCAAATGTACGTTCCGGCATTTTTTAGACGTCCCCCAAAGTGGCGCGATAGTCTTATTGTGGTTGAGCTGAAAAGGATCATAGCTCCTCCGACCAAGTGGCACTTGGATCATGGCAAGAAATACAGCAACACATGGAAGACAAAGCGTAAAGGCCTCCGATTCAAATTGATCAGGTCTTATTTGAAACTTAGTCTTGCCGGAGGGCAAACGGAAATGAGGCAAGGCTATTACGCGGAAAATATCGGGACGCCGATTAACCTTGAGCGTTAAGAAAGAGGCGGGATTATGCGGGAGATAAAGTTTAGGGCGTGGAACAAGAATACTAAAACCATGATCGACTTGCAAAAGACAACGCCGCTAGCACTTCATCCTGATCTGGATTGCGATGGGATATTTATTCCGTTCCACGAAGATTGGCCGGTTATGCAATACACCGGCCTTCGGGATCGAACGGGAAAAGAGATTTACAATGGGGATATTTTGCTTCGGAAAGTTGACGAGAGATACGGGCCAGCAATGTTTAGAGTCGCAATGTCCAAGCGTGGCTTTTGGGCTGTTTACTCCGAATCAGGATTGGAGGGTTTACTTGGCGAGAACAATCAAGTTTGCGAAGTGATCGGAAACGTATTTGAACACCCTGAGCTATTAACCAAGGGATAAGGAGGGGTATGAGCTACAACTGTAAGATTCACGTTTGTGAAGAATGTGAAAAAATATTCACGCAGGAAGAAGTTGAACACGAAGATCACCAAGAATTTGGGCATCCGTGCAAAATGCACCCAAGAAGTAAAAGGTCTTGGCGATGCGAGTCTTATCGTGAAGAGTTCTACCCCTCCCCGCGAAGGGAAGTGTGAAATGGTTTTAATGGTTGATCTAAGTTGTCCTGCACCAAGAAAGGCTTACTGTATCCAGTGCCTTTCCCCGCTGTCAAAGCGTCGCGCCGTTAAGGTGCTTCTGAAGCTTGGCAAGTATGAGCTGGTGCGGCGGGAGAAGAAGATGGTTATGTATTGTAAGAGGTGTGGGTAAGAGATTTGTGGTTGGTGCGGCGTGGAAGCGTAAGACACGCTATCAAAGCGGCTAGGCAGTCATGGCCGTGGAGAGAGCAGGACAGGAAGCCTGCGTAAGAAAAAACTTTAGCTGGGGTCGCGTCCGGCCACCAACCGCAGTTAACCGAGGGAAGGCGGAATGAAACACGAAATTAAATGTATGCCAGAATATTTTAAAGCCTTGTGGTGTGGCGACAAGACTTTCGAGATACGGAAGAACGACAGAAACTATCGAGAAAGAGACGAGGTTGTGATTCAGGAGTTTGACGGTTGCAAATATACGGGCAGAGAAATTGGCGGCTTTATCACCTATTTGACAGATTATCTACAAATCGCTGGATATGTTGTGTTCAGTTTCAGGGAATCGTATCGGCGTGAGCAGTAAAGGATTGCGAGGGCGGATGAGCGAAATCGAAGAGTGGAAAAAGGAAGCTGGAGAGATCCCGGAGGAAACCTGCCCACAGATCGATAAGTGTATTAAGCATCTGAACTGGGCTCAGAAGTGGTTAAGGGACATTGACGCTCAATTATCTAAGGACATTCGCTGGGAGCTTGAATACTGTGAAGATGAGCTGGAGAAAATCAGAAAAGCAAATTCTCAGCTCCGTGATCTGGGTGTTTTCTGGTACGAGAAAGCCAAAGAATTGGCCGAGCGGTTAGAAAAGCAAATGCCTGTTGAGCAACCAATAAGCCCTTAACCACCGCGCCGCGATAAGGAGGGGCAGTGAAGCTAACGATTGAACTGAAGGACGACAAGTTTGAATTTAACTGGAACATTGGCGAAGAAAAACAAGGCGGCCAATGCCCCATGAATGTTTCAACGATGAAACTGTTCGTGAATTTATGCGATAACTTGCACGCATTCATGCTAAATGATCTGAACGAAAAAATCCGAAATATCGGAGCGCGGGCTTGGGTTGAGACTCACCTTGATGATTATAAGGACATGCTGAAGAAAACAAAGTCGTAACAACCCCCGCAGCGTGAGAGGAAGAGATGAAGTGTCCGTTTTGTGGAAAAGAAGCGCTTTGGACTGAAAATAAGGCAATCTATGGCCGGAATTATGGCAAGTCATACATGGCTTATTTGTGCTCTCCCTGCGATGCCTATGTTGGATGTCATGAAAACACAAAACGGCCATTAGGGACGATGGCCAACCGTGAGCTTCGAGAGTGGCGTAGGAAAGCTCACGCAGCAATCGATCCCCTTTGGAAATCTGGGAAGCTAAAACGCGGCCATGTTTACGCGAAATTGAAAGACTTGCTAGGAACAGAAATTCACGTTGGCGAATCAGACGCTGAAATGTGCAGAAAGATTATCGAGGCAGTGAAGTCGATTAGTTGCCAATAACAAAGGAGTCCTATGAGGGAGTGGAAGAGATGGGATCGATGAAAGAAGACTATGACCGGCGTAATGTTGACAGAGAAGAAGCGGAAATGGATTGGTGGGATCAGATGAGAGAAGAACAAATGAATGATTGGGAGCAAGAGGCAAGAGCTGGAATCTATGCAATCTTTGAAAGGCATGGTTGTATTGTCGGAGTACCCTACCGAAGCATCACGACTGAGATTCTTATTTTCTTAAAACATTGTTACGCCAAGGGTGAAGCCGCAGGAAAGATTAAGGGGCTTGAGCGGGGCGCTGAGATCACCATAGATCATCCCTACATGACTGATCCATGCCATGAACCGTGCGATATTTGCGAAACAGTTGTTAGGTATCACGCCGCCCTACGCAAAGAAGCCGAGGCGGTTAGGGAGGGATGATGCAGAAAGTGACGGCGATGTTGTGGCTAAAGGTGTCCAGAAAACTTTGTCCTAATATCCCTTTGGCTGTTTTGCTTTCAATTTGGAACCACATGCTGATGTTAGATAAGCGAATGAAACGAGAGAAGCGGCGGGAGCATAATGAGAAAAGTTAAGATCCCTCTTTCAAAGGTAAAGGAATGGGTAAACTCACCTTCTGGAGTCAGTCTTGTGATCCCCGTTCTTGTAAATTGGCCGGAGCTGCAACTAACAGAAGAACAGAGACTAGAAAACGCTATTGCGCTTGTCAATGGAGAGCGTGAGCCGCATGAAGATAATGCGCTGTTTGAGGTTGAGATTGATAGCCGCAGTTAAACGGGACGGAGGGCGGGATGGAAGATAACGAGAAGATTGCGAGAGAAATTGTTTATAGCGCAAACAGGAAAACTCCATGCAGCGGTGAATACTTTCAAGGCATAACAAGCACTTTAATAAGAGAAATTCATCAAGCCTTGGACGCCAAAGACGCGCAGCTACACGAGGCTTGGAGAACTGGAAAAGATTTCGCAAGACAATGCGACAGATACGCGCAGAAGATCAAAGAACTCGAACAAGCTTTGACTGGCAGAACCGTATCGTGTGAGAACTGTAATCAGATGGGGCGGCAGGTTGCCGACCTGACTGCGAAGCTTGAGAGCGTCATGGCGGGAAACGAGTTCGCGCATGGAGTTAAAAATAAGCGGATTGATGAATTGGAAGCGAAGCTTGAGGCAGCACGGGAGGCTATAGAGAGGTGGAACAGCATTTACCATTTAGGAATTAAATGCAATTCGCTTCCTGATCCTGACTGTGAATACTGCAAGGTTCTCTCCCACCTCTCCAAAGGAGGCGAGGATGCGGCTTGAAGAACAGGTTGTGAGTTTGGAGTTGGCGAAGCGCCTGAAAGAGCTTGGAGTAAAGCAAGAGAGCCATTTTGAATGGGAATACAACCCCGAAAAAGGCAGAGAATGGGAGCATCGCCTTTTACAGCCGCATGATGACAGATATAAATTTCATCAACATTGCGCCGCCTTCACCGTCGCTGAGCTGGGCGAACTGCTTCCGTATGAACCAAATCACAAATATTTTTCCACTAATAATGGAACAAAAGAAAGATGGATTTGTTGGGAATGGGTCGGGGGCTATCAACATCATTATGAAGATACAACTGGTTCTGACACCGAAGCCGACGCACGCGCAAAGATGTTAATCCATTTGATTGAGAATGGGATAGTCAAGCCATGAAGCGTAAACGATTGATTAAGGCGTGGGTTGTTTTTAATGCCGATGACTCTATCAAAGGTATTTACCCAAGCTTTTACGATGCTGAGTCTTCATTTTGTGAAAAGCCATGCTGCAACCAAAAACTTGAGCCAGTTTGCATTATGATCACCCTGCCAGCGAGGAGGAAGAAATGACAACTTGCCCTATCTGTGCGCCTAAGAAAAAGATCGAGAAGCTTGAATACATGTCTAAGACTCTTAACGATCTGCCAGTAATTATAGACAAAATCAACGAACTGATTGACAACCTGAACGCCGGAAGTTGACAACATGCAGCCTTGCCGAAGATGCAGAAAGTCCGTGGAGGTAGCGTTTGGATACTGTGATAAGTGCTTGGACGAACTGAAGAACTAAACACAAAGGAGCCGCTTATTGTGACTAAACCAACATATAACTTAGGTGACTTAATCGACAAACTATCCATCTTAACAAGAAAGATTTATTTCGGCGATGAGGACTCAATAAGTGAGCATCGGTTTTTAGAGCAAGGGCTTAAGTCGTATGGGATCAATGGGAAGCTGGTCACGAACGTCATGAGGATCATGCAGATCAACGCAGAGATTTGGAACCTTGAGAATGAAATTAGGAACGGCGGAGAGTCGAAGTTTTCGCCGACGGAGATCGGGATGAGGGCGATTAAGATTAGGGATCTCAATAGAAAGCGCATTGATTACAAGAATAAGCTCACGGATTTGCATCGACATGGATATAGAGAGAACAAAGTTAATCATAGGTCGGAGAAATAATGGACTGGACGCCTGAGTTACTAAAGGATTACGAAGCGAATCTTTCCCTGCTCTTTGAGGAAGGAAAGATCAACTGCCCTCTTCATCTTTGCGGGGGCAATGAGACTGAGTTGATTGAGATATTTAAGGGTGTGAAGGAGACGGACTATGTGTTTAGTACGCACCGGGCGCACTACCACTATTTATTAAAGGGCGGCGATCCGCAGCGGTTACTTGATGAGATTCTTGGAAAGGAGTCGGGGGTGTGTCAGGGAAAGGGGCGATCGATGCATATCTATGATCCTGAGCTTAGGTTTTATTCCTCGGCGATTGTCTCGGGCGTCTCCCCCATCGCTGCCGGCGTGGCCTTGAATATCAAGAAGAGAGGGCTGAGCGAGCACGTCTGGTGTTTTGTCGGAGACGGCGCGGAGGATCAGGGATCGTTTACGGAGGCCGTTAGGTTCGGAGCAGCCCGCGACCTTCCGCTCACCTTTATCGTTGAAGACAATGATTTATCAATTAACTCAACAAAAAAGCAGCGGTGGCATAACTATCAACCAATTAAAGGAAGGAACATAATCCGGTACAACTATGTCAGAACCTATCCCCATGTTGGCATTGGACGGCACATCACCATGTTCTAAGCGTTGCTCGAAGTGCAAGAAAGATAAAGGGCTTGATGAGTTTCATAATCATACTCAGGCCAAGGACGGAAAGTATTGGTACTGCAAGGTCTGTAAGAACAGTGAGAATGACATCTACTTTATAAGGAGAAAGGTTGTCTATGCTATACAAAGAGTTGTTACATCAAGCAATGCTACGACTTGCTGGGGATGAGAGGGTTGTGTTTATCGGGCAGGGACTTCTTGAGGATGAGGCTTTCTACGGAACGCTTAACGGGATTCCGAAGTCAAAGATGCTGGAGATGCCGTGCGCGGAGATCCTAAGTACGGGAGTGGCGATTGGGCTTGCGCTTACGGGCTGGATTCCGGTGCTTTTGTTTCAGCGCATGGACTTTATGCTGCTTGCGGCGGATCAGTTGATTAATCATGCGGCGTTATTTCCCGAGATGAGCGGCGGGAAGATTAGGATTCCGATGATTATTCGGGCGTGCATCGGAAGCCGGGACATAAAGTTTGATGTCGGAAGGCAGCATCAAAAGGATTTTTCTTCGCTGTTTGAGCCGTACATGGAGGTAACGCCTGCGATTTCTGAGGGTGCCTTTGAGATACCGGCCAAGATGAGAATGACGATTGAATGGAAGGACATGTATGGACAGCCTATTGATTGACAGCCATAAACTGCATCTTCATCCGGAGCGCGTCGCGCAGTGGTCGAGTGCCAGGACGATTGAGGATAAGTTGAGAGTGTTTCCGCTTTATGTGGAGGTCTCCCCTGTCGGGCATTGCAATCACAGGTGTACGTTCTGCGCGGTGGATTATATTGGGTATAAGCCGAGGTCTATTGGCGAAGAGCAGATGAAGGAGTGCTTGTACTCAATGGCTAGAAACGGCGTGAAGTCAGTGATGTATGCCGGCGAGGGCGAGCCGCTGCTGCATAAGAGTATTACAAGGATTGTTAATGCGACAAAGGAGTACGGGATTGATGTGGCGTTTACCACAAACGGCGTCCTGATGAATGAGAGGTTTGTTGAGGAGTGCTTGCATAACGTCAGTTGGATTAAGGTGAGTTGTAATGCTGGAGATGCAAAAACGTATGCGGCGGTTCATAGGACGAAGGAGAAGGATTTCTTCGCGGTGATGAATAATATTAATTATGCGGCGGTCTGGAAGCAGGCAAATGATTTCGACGTTGCTCTTGGCGTTCAGGCGGTTGTCCTGCCGGAGAACATCCATACGATAGAGGATTTAGTTGTTGATGCCTCGATTAACGGAGCTGATTACGCGGTCTTGAAGCCGTACTCGCAGCACCACTCTTCGATTAATAAGTATGAGATTGATTATAAGGAATGGGATGAGGTATTGGGAAGGATTGCCGAGACGCATACGAGTGAGAGCTTTCAAGTGATTTACCGCAGGACTTCGGCGCTGAAAAGTGAGGCTAATTATGGAAAATGCTACAGCACGCCGTTCATGTGGGCCTACATCATGGCGACCGGTGATGTGTATGCGTGCTCGGCCTACCTTCTCGATGAGAGGTTTAATATAGGGAATATTAATGAGCAGTCCTTTGAGGCGATATGGCTCGGGGATAGGCGAAGAAAACTGATTGAGTACGTGGAAAATGAGCTGGATATTTCCGAGTGCCGGCTCAACTGCCGCATGGATAAGGTTAATGAGTATCAGTGGCAGATTAAACATCCGAAAGGACACGATAATTTTATATGACCATCTGTCAGTTGCTCACGCTTCTTTACAAAAGATCGGTAATCGATCAAAGAGAAGAAGATGCGGGCATGTTGGAGAGTTGCTACATCATGGCCAAGAAGATGAATAAGAGACTTTCGGAGTACGCCGGTCTTGAAATTTCCCCAAAAGAAGTTGAAGAAGTTTGGCTTAACGAATTAAGGGTTACAGCAGAAAGGAACAAATGAGCATATCTGAACTGAGCAAGGATCATATTGACCGGATTCTGGACGGCACAAAGATTAATTGGTATGTGGACAGAGTGGCTGCCTGGGAACGCGGAGAGCGGATTGCGCCGGTAACGATTGATATGGCGCTTACCACCACCTGTAACATGGCCTGCGAATTCTGTTATCGCTATCTTCAGCACAACACCTACTACAAAATAACCAAAGATCACATGACGCGATTTCTCGATGACTGCGCTGAGATCGGCGTGAAAGGAGTCAGCCTTGTATCTGACGGTGAGAGCTCGATTAGTCCTGCGTATCGCCACAGTATTGAATATGGCCATTCACTTGGTCTCAGCATGGCAAGCGGAACAAATGCTTACCTCCTACGGGGTGAGTTACTTGACGCAGTATTTCCTAAACTTACTTATCTTCGCGTTAACATTTCCGCCGGAGAAGAAGACAGATACAACGAGATCATGGGCGCGAAGGGCGATATGTTCCAACAAGTTTGCTCGAACATTCGCCAAATGGTTAGGATGAAACGATCAGGAATAAGTAATTGTACGGTAGGAATGCAAATGGTCTTTAAGCCGGACTATGAAGACCAGCTCATTCCCCTGGCCAAGCTCGCCGTGGAACTCGAAGCCGATTACCTTGTTATTAAACATTGTTCCGATGATGAGTTCGGGACGCTAGGAGTTAATTATGGGGACTACGAAAAAACGTATCCGACGCTCAGGGCAGCCGAAGCACTCTCAAATGAGAAGACGGTCATTAAGGTTAAGTGGTCAAAGATCAATGAGTGTACGTTTGAAGGAGCTGTGCGGAGCTACCAGCGATGCTACGGGACGCCGTTCCTACTTCAAATTTCCGGAACTGGACTTGTTGCTCCCTGCGGTATGCTCTTTAACGATCGGTACAAAGAACTCTATCATATTGGGAATATTACGGAAAGGTCGTTCAAGGAGATCTGGAGCTCGGAAAGATACTGGGAAGTTGTAAAGAGGCTGGCAAGCCCTGAGTTTGACGCACAGACCATGTGCGGTTCGCTCTGCCTTCAGCATAGCGTTAACAAGGCTCTCGACAATCACGTTAAGGGAATAAGAAAGATCGAGCCGGCAACCGAAGCGTTTCCGCTTCACGGGAGTTTTGTATGATTAAAAACATGAAGTTAGTCTGTTCAAAATGCAGGATTGATCTTGTTCCTGATAATACCTATTTTCTTTCAAACGGCGATAAGACGGCAACGGTAAAGACGAACTGCTGCGGAGTGAATGCGGTTCTTAAGAATGATAATTGGTTTAGAAAGATGGGGAGACTATGCAAGCATCTCTTAAGCCGTTAGCGATTCCGGAAGAATATAACTATGTCGCGTGCTTCCTAACGCTCGCCTGCAACCTCAAGTGTAGTTACTGCATCAATATTATGAATGATTATGACAGGAGAAAGATTCATCATGGGCGGCCGCCCCTGTCGGCAAGCGACTGGATTAATGCGCTTAATCGTATCGAGGCGCGGGAGGATTTGCCGATTACGCTTCAGGGCGGTGAACCAACGGTGCATCCTGACTTCTACGCTATTGTTAATGGCGTTCATAAGCCCATGGATTTACTTACCAACTGTCAATTTGATATTGATCGTTTTATTAAGGAGGTTCCTGTTACGAAGTTTAAACGCTCGGCTCCGTATGCGTCGATACGGGTTAGTTATCACCCTGAACAGATGGAGCTCGAAGATACCGTGTTTCGAGTCGCAAAGCTTATCTCTTGCGGCTATCAGGTGGGCGTGTGGTCGGTCTTGGTTCCGAGATGGGAAGATCACATTTTGAATTCTGCGAAGAGAAAGTTCGTGGAGGCCGGCATTGATTTTAGAGTCAAGGAGATGCTGGACGGAGGAACGGAGGACGGGACGCAGTGCGGGACGTATAAGTATCCGGATGCTGTGGGGGCGAAGGTCTTGCGTTCGTGCGAATGCCGAACGACTGAGCTCTTGATTGCACCTGATGGATCGGTTCATCGCTGCCACTCAGATATTTACAACCTTCGGAAAGGTATCGGCCACATCATGGATGAGGAGTTCCGGCTTGACCGTGAGTTTAGGACTTGCCATGTCTATGGCGATTGCAGCGGGTGTGACGTGAAGATTACGACTAATAGGTTTCAGCAGCAGAACTGGACAAGCGTGGAGATCATCAATGTCAGATAAGAAGAGAGAGATAAAGATTGAGCGCGGCGTAACGGACGTAAACAACGTGCTTAATCATCTTAGTAATGTAGAGAAGAGTGAGCGGAAAAAGGCTTGGCTTAAAGAGTATTATGAAAAGAATGCAAGGCGAAAGGAAACTAATGATTAAGAATATGCTGCAAGCGGCAAGTAAGATGCTTGATTCAAGCACTAAGGAGCACGGGTCGAAATTTAAGGCAAGGGTTCAGTGCGCGAAAACAATTATAGATGAGATCGTAGCGGGCATGGAGCCGGAGACGGTGGTTGTAACGAATGGCGTAGATAAGGTTCGTAAGTGGGAGCCAAAAGCTCAGCCTGAGCCGAGGACTCCTCAAGAAGATCAGTATCAGGTAATTGTTGAGCACGGAA